AACAGGGACACCTTCAGTAACTATTTCAAGAACAAAAACAAGTTCAATGGGTTCTTCACTTTCAAATACTCCTTCAGTAACTATAACACCTTCAAAATCAAGAACACCTTCAAGATCTAGAACACCTAGTGCAACACCTTCAAAATCTGGAACTCCTTCAAGAACAGGGACACCTTCAGTAACTATTTCAAGAACAAAAACAAGTTCAATGGGTTCTTCACTTTCAAATACTCCTTCAGTAACTATAACACCTTCAAAATCAAGAACACCTTCAAGATCTAGAACACCTTCAAGATCTAGAACACCTAGTGCAACACCTTCAGTAACTTTAACTAGAACTTCTACTATGACTATGAGTCAAGGAGCTTCTCAATCTAATAGTGGAACTACTTCAGTAACTAAATCTAGAACGCCTTCAGTAACTCCAAGTCGAACATCTAGTGTAACTAGATCAAGAACGCCAAGTGTATCACCTTCTAAATCTAGAACACCTTCAAGAACTCCTTCAGTAACACCTTCTAAATCTAGAACGCCTTCAGTAACACGAACTAAATCAGGAACAAGAAGTAGAACAAGAACTCCAACACCATAAGTATAATGGAATTGGAATTGTTATTTTTATTATAAAAATTAATGTTTGCGTCTTCTACGAGATTTACCGCCAAGAGGAGGAAGAGAAGCAGGAGGAGTAGGAGCAAGAGAAGGTGCAAGTGCAGGTGCAGGAGCAGGAGCAGATGTATCAGAAGGACCTCCTAACCATGAAGGTAAATAATCCATAAGTCCACCACCTCGACGTCTTCTATGTGTTCGTTTTTTAGAACTTTTACGACGAGGCATTTATATATTAAAAGATATATTTTGTTAAATGAACGTTCAAGATTTTATGCGATTTCAATTATTAACAACTACATCAAGTACAAAGTCTTTACTTACAAATGTAATTGCTTTGACTTTAGTTGATAAAGCAATTGCTACATTTTCAGTATGGTTTCCTCAATTAAAATCTTTATGTGATAGGCGGCATAAACATATTGATGCTCCAAATAAACAAATCAAAGCAACAATTGAATGTGAACGTATTATTGTTCCATCAAACAATTCAAAACAAAATATTACTGCTTCACATGTTCGTATGGATTCAGTTATTCATTATATAACAACTATTCCTGAAATTAAAAATTTACTTTGTATGACTCATCATGATTATTTACCTAATGAATTTAATGCTATTCAAATTGAACCTGATCTTTATTTTCAACTTCTTACCCTAAAACATTCAGATGGACAAGTTGAATGTATTAAATTTAGATTATTTTGCTATGATCATGAAATTCAATATTTACAACAATTTATTGATAAATGTAATATTGATTATGAACGAAGAATGGCTAATAAATTAGGGACTTCCTTATATTATTTTGATATGATGACTCAAACTAAATCAAGAAAATCTCTTCAAAATGCTTTACCTACAACACATTTAATTTATAATAAACATAAATTTCATACTACACGAACATTTGAAAATGTATTTTTTGAACAAAAAGATAAAGTTCAAAATCACACTGAATTTTTCTTAAAAAGAAAAGATTGGTATGAGAAAAAAGGTATTCCTTATACTTTAGGATTTATGTTTCATGGTGATCCAGGATGTGGAAAAACTTCAACTGTAAAAGCTATTGCAAATATTTCAAGAAGACATATTATTAATATTCAATTATCTGAAATTAAAACTAAATCACAACTAAGACATTTATTTTTTAATGATGAAATTCATGTTCATAATGGAACAACAGTAGAACGTTATACTATTCCTGTTCATGAACGTTTATATGTTATTGATGATATTGATGCTATGGGTGATTCAATATTAGAACGTAGTAATAAAAAACCTACAAGTTCTGTAACAGAACATCCTAAAGGTGACGCATGGTTTGAAAACCATGAAGAAGAAATTAAAGAACCCATTGATCTAGCTTTTCTCTTAAATTTATTGGATGGAGCATTAGAATCTTCAGGGCGTATTCTTGCTATTTCAAGTAATTTTCCTGAAAGAATTGATAAAGCTCTAATTCGTCCTGGCCGTATTGATATGATAATTAATTTCAAAAAATGTAATTTACAAATCTTGAAAGAAATGATTGAAAGTTTTTATGAAATTGAAATTCCTGATTTTACAGATGAATCATTAAATTACAAATGGAGTCCTGCTGAAGTTAATCAAATTCTTTTTAGAAATTTTGGAAAATCTGCCGAAGCAATTAAAGAACTTCAAGAACTAAATCCTTCTGATCTTTATGGATTTACTCAGAACAAACCTTAGCTAGTTTTGTAATATTAACTACATATTGCCATACATTTTTCATTGAATTTTCCGACATTCCTTTACAATAATGTTTTAGTTTAACAAAAATATCATTTTCTATATGTTCAGAATATTCATCATAACTATAATTTAAAAAGAAATCTTTATCTTTTGCTAAAATCTTATCTTCAAATAGTTTAGTATTTATATAAACATCTCGAATAGGTTTAGATGGATTAGTTGTTCTAAACCATTTAAGACCTGCAATATACATAGGAAAATCTTTATCATCGGGATACATTTGTGTTAATTCAGTAATTAGAGCAATAATTTGTTCATAAAATGCATTAACAAATACTGTTTTGGACGACATTACATTTAAAATGTAAAATATATTAAAATCATAGTTATTTACGTTCAATACTACCAAATTCAGATTTACGTTGAGCCATCATTTGTTCCATTCTTGATGATACATCACTATTTGCTCCAGTTTTTTCTTTAGAAAGAGTATTTTGAGTTGTAGGACCACCTGAAGGTAATCCTGCTCCACCTGAATTAGGTGTTATTCCACCATCTAAATAAGTATACATAGAATTTCCATCAGAAGCAAAACTTGTAGGTGAATCCCATAATGAATATGATTCACTTAATTTTCCTGTACCTTCAAATCCCCATGCTGCATAATTACCATCTGTAGCTTGAGGAGCACCACCTACCGATGCACCGGCAGAATTACTTTCTTTTACAGGTTTTTCATTACGCGCATTGGTTGGTTTTGCAATAAATCCATAAATATCTTTACCTACAATAACGTCTTTAGTCTCAGGAACATATAGAGTAGGAACTTTCTTTAAAAAAGCAGGAATTTGATCTCGAGCAAGATTTTCTACTAAAATAAACTTATATAATGAACTTTTATTTAGTGCTTTTAATGTCTCGATAATTTGTTTTGAGTTCGGACATCTTTCACTATAAAATAAATAAGGTTGCGACATCTCTCGTTATTGAGTTTTCAGGAAAAAAACGGATGAAACAATAACGAAATGACTGAAGAATTAAAGATGGTCAAGGTTGAGAACTTAAAAGTTTCTAAAAAAGGGTTTGAACTTAAGTTCGAACTTCATAATTTTCCTGTAACTTTTGTTAATGCTTTGAGGCGGATTACTTTGAATAATATTCCTACAGTTGTAGTTCAAGATGTTCAAATCTTGAAAAATACTACACAAATGCCTCATGAAATGCTAAAACATAGAATGGAAATGCTTCCTATTAATGTAAATCCACAAGATCATTCAACTATTAAAGATACTGTTATCGAATTAAATATTCTTGAAAATCCTGATCAAAAAGGAGTTGAAACTATTACAACTGATCATTTTACTGTTGCGTCAGGCACAGATGGTCTTATTATGAAAGATAGAGATTTGAATACACCTCTGCTATTTACTAAACTCAGACCTGGTGAAACTATTCATGTTCGTGGACGCCTTGGTGTTGAAAATGGTTCTCAAGTATGTCTTTGTACTACAAATTGGGTAATTGATGAAAATCTAGCAGAAGCTGAACGTAAACTTTGGGAAGAACAAAAACAAGATATTCGTGAATTTAATACTACTAGAATTCAACGTCTATATTCACGTAATGAACAAGGTCGTCCAAATAAATTTAATTTTATTATTGAAAGTATTGGTGTTCTAGAATCTAAAGAAATTCTTAAATTAGCATTAGAAGTATTACGTAAACAACTCAAAAGTTTTATGGATGATATTATGGATAATATTCAGAGGGAGCAAGACAAGGGTTCATATACAATTTCTGTAGAGCAAGGAGGGCATACTATGGGTGCATTATTTCAAGAAGTTATTTATACTGATAAAAATGTATCTTTTGTAGCATACGATATCCCTCATCCTCTACGTAAAACAACCATTCTAAGATTCCATACTGAAAAAACACCTGAATCTATCCTAAAAAATGCAAACGAAACAATTGAAGATTATTGTTCCGAACTAGAAAAGGTTTTGTAATTTCTTAATAATGGGAGACATATTAAATTTTCAACCAGAAGAATATGAAATTTTAGAAGAATTTACATTTGAAGAAGAAATACAAAGACCAGATGAATTAAGGTTTTTTACATTAGAAGAACAATTACTAGATTATTTTGAGAAAGTTCTTCCTGTAGGGAAAAAGATATCAAAAGCAGATTATAAACGTATATCGAAAGAAGTTGATAGAATAAGAACAGTATATCAACAATCAGTTACAGTTACAGATACTGATTATAGAATAGATTTAGCGAGAAAGGAATTAAATATTCCGTGGATAAAACATATTTATTCATCATCCGACTTAAAATCATATTCTTATGCTGAATCGTGGTTACCTATTTTTTCTAAAGAATCTAGAACCATTCCTAATTTTTTCTCAAGAATGGTTCTTGCTTTACCAAAACCTTATAAAACATCATCAAATGGAATTCCAATTACTCAAAAAACTATTATGGTAGATGAAGAAGGTAAAAATGAAGTTATTGGATTAGGACAATTTTCTAAAACTAAAACTTTTATACATGAAGATGGATCTATGACTATTGAAAAAATACCTCTTCTAAATACCCAAGATGAAATTAAATCTAAAGGGTTTTATTTAACTGATAGAAATATAGATATTCCTCATCCGTTAACAGACCATCCTTTTTTAAGTTCTAATAAACCTAGAAGTATTTTAACTGAAAAACCTTTATTGGAAGTTTTTCCTACAATTGAAGCTATTTTAACTCATGCTGTTCCTGTAACTAAAAACCCTTATGAAGAAGGATTAAAATATCTTAAAATTTACGATGTAAAATTATCCAATATTCCGTGGAAATTATGGAAAGATAAATTTCCACCTGAAGATACTATAACTGCTGATAAAAAATCTGAATCTATAACATTTCCTAAAAAAGCTGATTCTGTAAATCCATCTGAATCATTGCAAAAAGTTTATAATATTCAATGGAATGAAGGTATTAATCCTAGATTTTGGTTAATGCAACAAGAAGATAGAGGACAATTAGTTATTAACATGATTTTATCTATGGCTCATGAATCAGGATTAGTTCCTCCTGAATTACCTGGAGAAAAACCTAAAGCTGAATTTCCTAAATCTACAGCAGAAGATTGCTTGAAAAAAGATTCATTTGAAGAATTTGTTGAATCGGGTATTTTTGATTTAAAAAATAAAACTTGTATTCCTACAAGTTATTTTTCTCAATTATCTAAAGAATTAGTTTCAAAAGATAAAAAATCATGGAATGAAAATATTTTAAAAGAACATCAACAATTATTAAAAGATTATCAATCACACATAGAAAAACCTAAAAAAGAAAAATATGATAAATATGATAGCAAAGATGAATCGGATTTAAGAAGAGATGTTAAATCTATTTTAAAAGATTCAGATAGATTACCTGAAGATAAAGCTTATGCAATTGAAAAAATCATTAGAAATTTAGCTACAGTTAATAAAGTTTATATTGATAAAGATTCATTATTTGTTATTTGCTCACATACCATGTCTGAATTAAAAGGTGATTTAGAAAGAGATTGGAGATCATTTTATGATGAATGGACTTATATTGATGGTGGGTTTAGATCATGTAAATTTTGTGGAGAACAAATTAATTCAGATGTTTTAGTATCACAAGATGATTTTGATGAATCAGGTAATCCTTTAGTTAGTATGGATGTTTTACCTACACAAGAATTTCATGGACATGTTACATCATTTACAAGTTCATTAAATGAACTCAAACATAATTTTATGCTAGAAAATCCAGGCGAATCTACATTTTATTTATTACTATCATTATTACAAGTTCTTCCTAAAGAAACACAATTATTACCTATAATTCAGATGATTAGAGATTTATCAGGTATATTAAGAAAAAGTACAAAGATTGAAAAAGCAGATAAAGAAAGAGTTGAAGGAATTTTAGGTTTAGCAGGAATGGTAATTTTATTACAAACACATAATCCTTTTTTAATTCCTCGTAGATCTTTTGGTTCTAAAATATTAAAATTAACAGGATATCCTCGTGATACTGACGATACTAAAGATTCACCTGTTTTAGATGTATTAATTTCTATTATGAAATCTACATTTGAATTATCGCCAAGTACATTTAAAGGACCATCAAAAACTTTATTTAAAGCTGTATTGGTAAAACCTAAAGAAATTCGTAAAGAATCATTAAAATATATTGATGCATTTGTAAAGAAATTTAAAGCACAATTAATTGCTGCGAAAGAAAGATATGATTTAACTCCTTCAAGTCAAGAAATTACAAATTTAATTTCATTTCCTACAATAAAACTTGAAAAAACTGAATATGAGCCTATGGAAAGATTAGGTGCAGAAGAACTTTCTGCTGAATGTAAAATTTATTTACCCAAGGCATTTTTAAGTGCAAAATTACCTCCTAAAGTTTCACAAGAAAAAGTAAAATTACAAGATAGTATAAAATCTTCAAAGAATTCTCAAAAAATTAGTAGTAAATTAATTTTGGAAGAAGAAGTTGAATTAACTAAAAAAGAAATTGAAAAGAATTTAAGTATGGGATTTCCAAAATTATCTAAGATGGATAAAATTGAATCATTTATTAAATCTACAGATGATGGTATTGCATTATTATTTTTATTAAATCGTATTCTTGATTTTTTAAGTTCAACTGAATTTTCTAAAGAAAAAATTATTGAATATAGAGAAATATCTACTAATTTAAAAACTTCAATTAATTTATCAATTTTAAGAGATATATCTAAAGGTTTATTATATAAATTATTTAATGAAATATCATCTCATAAAAATAAATTAAGCATTTTAAATTTAATTTCACTAGTTATTCAAAAAGATCTTTCCTTAAATATGATGTTATTAACTGAAGAAGAAGCACAAAAAGAAGACCTTACATTAAGAGCAAAAGAAAGAGAAACTTTCAAAATGAGAATGAGACAAATGGATGATACACAACGTGAAATTACTAAGATGCTTTTAGATATTGGTTTAGCAGGATATATTATTACAAATGAAGATCGTGAATTATTCTCACAAGAATATAATATTAAAGAAGAAGAAAAACCTAACCTAGAAGAATCAGAAGATGGACAAGTTCTTCCTGATTATGAAGATGGAGATATTCGTCGTGGTCCTGATGGAAGAGAATTAACTATTGGTAATGGTGGTTATGGTGAACAAGGAAATGAAAATGGAGATTATAATGGTGGAGGACAATTTGATGATGGAGAAGGTTTTGGTGTATAATATATAATAATGGCAAGAAACGATGCATTTTATCAAGGTCTTTTAACAAGATTTGGTATACAAGAAAATAGTGATGTAGATTTACTTAATAATATTGGATATCAATATGATCCTCCAGTAACTTTAACACCTGGTGTTCCAGTAGGAGGTGTTACTCAAAATTTTTTACAAGAATTAAATATACCTGGTAGATATTTTCAAGTTATTGGTCCTGCAAGTAGAAATAGATATGTAGAAATTACTCTTCGTGAGAAAGGAACAAATCAACGTATTCAATTTCCTTTAGGTATTACTGAAAGAATGATTATTAATAATATTCGTCCTTATCCTGCTCAAATTCCATTACCGGCACCTTATTTAGCACCTGCAGCAGCGGCGGCAGCAGGAGGTAATAAACGAAGAAAAACTAAAAAATTAAAGAAAAACAAACGTAAAACTCATAAACGTTCGTCTAAATAAGTTTCATTTTTTCAACTTTATAATTTCTTGAATTATAAAGAGATAATCTTGATTGAAATTGTCTTCTAAATGTTGAATCAACAATATCAATAATTAATGGATTTGTTTCTCTCCCAACTTTTTCAGTTCTCAAAATTCTCCCAACAATTTGATCTACATCAGGTCTTGGTGTTGCGATAATAAGAGTATTTAAACTAGCAACATCAAATCCTTCTTTACACATTTGATAGGTTGCAAGTAAGACTTTCTTAGTTGAACACCAAATAGTTCTTTGTTCAGATTTAACTTCACGACCAAGAATACATGCTTGTTCTTGAATTTCTGGAGGAAATAATTCAAATAAAGTTTTTAAATGATCTACTCTATCAGATAAAACTAAAAGTTGTCGTTTATCTTCAATAACATCTAATAAAATTTCTACAAGGAATTTATTACGTTCTTCAAATTCTACTAATTTATTAATCATTAATGATGTGAACATAACACCTTGAGAATTATAAATAATTGTATTAAATTCTTCATTATCAGGTTCAAATTCATATACTTCAACTTTAACATTTTCATCTTTTTTATCAGTTGTATCTGATTTATATAGAATTGGACCAAGAAACCAATTTATTACATGCATTAATTTATCTTTACGTTCAGGTGTAGCAGATAAACCAAGCATATATTGACATGTTAATTTTGGAATAGCTTGTGAAAATGATTCGGATGCAATATGATGACATTCATCAACAATAAGAAATCCAAAATTTTCAAATACTTCGGTAGAATAATCTTTTAAAGAAATACTTTGAAGCATAGCAACAACAATATCTTTTTCTTTAATATCTATTTTGTCTCCTTGGATACATCCAATTTTTGCTTTTGGGAGGAATCCTCGAATTCTATCAATCCATTGGTCTCTAAGAAAGGTGTTGTGTACGAGGATAATTGTTGGTACTCGTAATTTGGAGGCGATGAAGAGAGCACAGACTGTTTTACCTCCTCCTGTTTGGAGGGAGATAATTCCGTCCCTGGCTTCGGGACAGAGAAAAGATTTAATAACCTCTTCTTGGTTAGTTCTAATGCTTCCATTAAATTCCCAATTAGATTCATTCTGTTTTGTAATATTGCGCAAAGATGTTTTCAATGGACCAAAATGCTGAATTCCAAAATGTTTAGGAACATATAAGAATTCAGAATCTTCTTGATATACAGGATATTTCTTTACATATTGAGGTTTTACAAATACAGAAGGAACATAAGGTTTTACATTTAGTAAAGATTTGATATGATTTAAATTAGGAATATCTTTTTTTGCTATTTTGTAACCTTGTAAAGTCAACATACTATTTCTATAATTTGAATTTATATATCCATTTTAAATCTACCATTTCTTAATTTAAATCCTGAATTTTGAGGAATTTTTAAAAGAGTTTTATTTGGATTATATAATATTAATTCTGGTGTAGGTATAGGTTGTGATAAAATATCTAAAATTTGATTTACATGTGGATGTAATCTCATAGATTCATTAGCAAATCTACTATCTTTATAAGTTGATAATACTTGATTACATGAACAAAGAGTAAAAAAGTCTATTAACATATCAATATTTAAATCATTTTTAGATATTTGTAAATTTTCAGAAGAAATTTCATGTAAAGCACCTTTATATGAATTTTGTAATGATAATGAAGATAATACAGTAGAATGAGGATTCATTTTTTTCCAGAATTTTATACTTTCACTATCATCTGATACAACAACTTGATTTTTATTTTTTCCATATATTAATACATTCACAGCTAAATATTGCATAGGTAAATAACGTCCTTTATTAGTTTTATATGTTATACGATCAGTTCCACGAATATGTATTCCTAATGAATTTTTAAGATCATATTTTTGTTGTCTTGCTAAAACTTCTTCAGTAATTTTAGGATTTATAACTCTAAATACATTAGCAAAAAAGTTAGAATTATGATAAAGTGTTCTATTTCCAAGACAAGATAAAACTATAACATCGGCATTAAATTTCTTTTTTTCATTTAATATACCTAAATCTAATTTTAATTCTATTTTCTTCATAAATAATTCATCTGTAAGAGGTTGATGAATATTATCTTTGTTCCAATAAGAAGGATAATAAGTAGCATCTGGTAGAATATCATCTAGAGAATTTAGAGTAGGCATATTAATTAAATTAAAATATGTATAAAATGATTCATCTGTATGTCTAATAAATTTATCAGTCCAATCAACATAAATTTGTAAATTATTATCAAGAGCATATTTAACAGCCATTTTTAAAGATTCTAATCTATCACCAAATCCTAACCAACCTTTAACAACTAAATATTTCATCCTTATAATAATAAAAGAATGTTAGATGCTGCTTTAATCGAATTTCTAGGAACAGCTCTTTTAATTGGAACTATATCTTTTACTGGAACACCTGTATTAATTGTTGCTGCACTTGCAATTGCTATTGCATTTGGGGGTAAAGTATCGGGAGGGCATTTTAATCCTGCTGTTACGGCCTGGGCACTTGCTTCAGGAAAAATAGGTAAAACTAAAGCACTTCAATATATGATTGCACAAGTTGGTGCTGCATTAAGTATTTGGGTTCTTAGTTCTATGGTCAAATATTAAAAAATGGATTTAAAACTTTATAATACTTATAATTACAAGTGCAAATGGAAGATGAAGAGCAAGATAACTCATCATTTACTGAAGAAGAGAAACATGAAAACTATTGTGTATTAAGCAATGCAATGAATGATATTGTAAATAATAAAGTTAATTATGAATGGATAAAAGAACATTCTCGAATAATCATTCGTTATCGAGAATGGATTTCCGATTATTCAAAAGTTTCACCTGAAATTGAAGATGCAGAATTTCGTATTCAGGCAGAAGGAATTGAATTCTTCTTAAATTGTTTATGTGATCAACTAAAAAAACATGGAACATTTGATATTAATGTTTATTTTCGTCTTAATCAATATATCAAACATGTAGTTGATTATAAAATTCCTGTAAATGAAGAAAATGACTTAGTAAATTTAATTTCAGCAATGAAAGTTACTTCTACTTAAAAACTTCCTTCGTAGATTAAATAAAAGATGAATAAGGTTTTTGATTATAATGGGACCTTCGTCTCCGCCTCTAAACCTGTTAAACAATTAAGAACTGTAAAAAAGACAATTATGATTGATTCGGGCGATAGAGATACTGTTAAATATTATACAAATGGCGATTTTGTAGTTTATTTACCTAGAGTTTATGAAAATGTAGTTTCAATCCGATTAATGGCTGCCGAATTTCCTCTTTTAGTTACTCCTAGTGGTGGTGGTGTAGGAGCACAAAGACATCTTTATTCAGCTGGTCAAAATATTGCAAGTACTACTTGGAATGATTCAAAAGTTGTAGAAGGAGATAATGCTTATTATTTTTTAATTGATATTGAAGGATTAAATAAAAGTGATGAATGTGCAGAATTAGGAAATCGTTCTTCTTTTCCCGACTCATATTTTGCTAAAATTCCTAATAGTGCATCTAATAATGGACTTTTCATTGAATATAATGATCATTCAGCACAAGATAATGTTTCAAGATATTCACCTGCTATTGGAAAATTAGATAGAATGCGTATTAGAACTAGATTACATAATCAACAAGGTAATAAAGGATTTATTTATTGGACTACTGATGGTGAAGTTCCTGATAATACAAATCAAAAAGGTGCAGAGTTTTCTTTAAGTTTTGAGATTGAATATTTAGATAATGTATTTGATGACTTTTCTTCTTTAGAAACTAGAATTAGTGAGCGTGGTGTTTAGATAAAATTGGTGAAGATCATAACCAACTTCATAGTTAGTAATAAGTACATTTAGAAGACTTAGAAGCCATAGAGCAATAATAACTTTTTCAAATGATGTTAGTCCACGAGGAGGAGGAGGTTGAGGAACTACTACTTCAACAGGAACAAGAGGAGGCATCTCATCATCAGATTCCTCTTCCTCTTCCTCTTCATATTCAGATTCCTCTTCAGGATCCTCATCATCTTCGTAAACACCATAATACTCCCAAGTGTTTTCATCATGAAGATGATAAAGTAGTTCAAGAAGACCAACACAATTTAGTTTACCATTCGGTTTATAAGTATGATTTTGACCGAAAAGAACATCCTTGATATCAGAACCACAATCTTCAACCCAATCAAAGATACTATCAAAGTATTTGTGGACGATATAATCATAGTAATATCCATCTGATGTTAGAGTTAGATGACGCAGCCAACCATCTTTTGCTAGACGGCGTGCATTCTTTGGTGTAAATCCAGCATCAACTTCTTGTTGAAGAAAGAAATAAGGTTTAGTACAAATTTCACCTCGAAAAGTACGACGATCAACAAGATAAGAGAAATCTGGATTACTATATTTAACACCTACAAATTTAAGAATATCACTATTATGCGCATCCTTGAGAACTTGGTCAATGATGTGCATATTGTTTGCCGTATTCATCATCTACGATGAGAAAACATAATCCGTTTTTCATTAACGCATTTTTCTACCTAAATTTACAAACGTGTCTAGGGTAAATAAAAAGAACACGCCAGTAAAAATATATAACATCATATCTTGTGAAGAACCTGTTTCATATCCAGTTTTATTTTGCTCTATCATATGAAGAATTCTATTTAATTTCAAATCATATGATGAATCTTGAAATGTTGAAGGAGCATAAGGAAAATCAAATCCACCATCTGAAGGATAAAATGGTTTAGTATAACCTTTTTTAGTAGATGAAAAATCAGTCATATGTTCTTTATTAGATTCTACTCTAGCCGGATGGAAATTAGATTCCATATCTTCGTCTGAATTTGCAAAAGGCATAGATTTTGATAAATCATCTATAGTTTTCTTGTGTTTTTGTATTGCTGCCGTTGTTCTATGAATTGGAGTAGGATGAACTCGACCTTCTTTTTCTGGATCACGAACTTCTTCTTTTGCTCCATATTTTGAAGCCATATTATGATGTTTTTTAGGAAAAGGTGCTCCCCATACTTCTTCTATACTTGCCATCCTCTACAGTTGTTTCATAGACAATAAAAAAACAAAGGAATTAGTAAATGAATCTCACACAACTTGAATTAGTCCTTGTCGGATTAGTTATAGTTTATATTGCTTTCTTTACCAACCCTGTCCCTCTATTTTTACAATCTTTATTTGAATCCCCTGTCGGCCATGCCCTAGCTTTAGGTGGAATTTTATATGTTTTTGTTTCTAAAAGTCTTGTTGTAGGTGTTTTCCTTGCTATTGCATATGTAATGACCACGAAACATGTATCTGAATATATGACGGACGGAAAAGAAGAAAAGAAACCCGAAACTTCTAAACAACCTACCGCAGAAGGTGTAGCTAAACCTGCATTACATGGAATTGTAGGTGCTTCTATGCCTGGTGAAAAGATGCGTTTACCTTCTATTTCCCAGAAAAAAGGAACACCTCCTCCTTCTAAACTTCCTGAAGTTTCACCCCCTAAACCTCTACATACACAATCCCAGGAAACTTTTGCTAGCTTTTAAATAATGTTAGAACAAATCGATGCTCTTGCTAAAAGTCCTTTTGTTATTGGTATGATGATGTTATTACTAAATGTAGGTAGTAGATATGTAGTTCATGAATTTTCTGATTCAGAAGAAGAATATTCTAATAATATATTAATTCGACGTCTAACTATTTTTGCTGTATGTTTTGTTGGAACTCGTGATTTAATTGTATCTATTTTATTAACAGCAGGGTTTGTAGTTTTAGCTAGTGGATTTTTAAGAGGATCACCTATGGCCAGAGAAGGTTTAGCTAATCCTGATAAAAAATTAAGAAAAAGCGCAGGTTTAACAGATGTTGATGCTCCTGCGTATGATAAAGACCATAAAGAATTATTTACTTAAAATAATGGGAATCTGTCAATCTAAAGATTTAGCTATTTGTTTAGTCATTTTTAATCCTGCTAAATCTAAAAAAATTATATCGAATTATTTTACGATGGTGAAAAAATTGGAACCATTTAATCTTCCAATTTTTACATTAGAATTAGTATTTAATGATAGAGAACCTGAAATTCCTGACGCTCATCATGTTTATGGTCATTCCTTCATGTTTCATAAAGAAAGATTATGCAGATTATTAGAAGAACTAGTTCCTGAAAAATATAAGAAAATTGCTTTTATGGATACAGATTTATTTTATGATAATGTAAATTGGTATTATCAAACTTCAAAATTATTAGATACTTATGATGTAGTTCAAATGTTTGAAAATGCACATTGGATGAATAGTAAAAATACAGAAAAAACTTTAACTAGAAAATCTATTTTATTTCTAGAAGAACAAATATTTAATTTTAAACATCATCCTGGATTTGCATGGGCATTTCGTAGAGAATATTATAACAATGTAGGATTTTTTGATTGGGCTGTTTCTGGTAGTGGTGATACACTTTCTTCTGCAAAATGGTTAAACAAAACTCTTCCTTTAAATTTTAGATCTCTTCCTAAACCTCTCCATACTGAATATATTAATTTCTATAATAAACCTAATCCAAAAATAACTTATTTGAAAGGTGTTGATATATATCATTTATATCATGGTTCACGCGTAAATAGACAATATTCACAAAGACATGAAATGTTATTTATTAATCAAGATATTAAAGAATTAGTTTTTATTAATAATGAAGGTGTTTATGAATGGACGCATAAACCTAAATGGAATGAACTTTTCTTAGAATATTTTATTAACCGAAAAGATGATGAAGATGATGAAGAACCTAAAAAAGAAGAAGTTCTTACAAGTTAGTAATCCATTCAGGAATCCGTCGTTTAGTATATCTAGTAATTCCACGTATTTCCATCTTATTTTTTATATAAAAGTTTTTATATGCTTGAATAGGATCTTCATCTTTATATTCTTGAGGCATAGCTTGAGCAGGATTAGTTATTCCTAATGGTGGAAGCAAAGGAATATTTATTTGTAACCATTCAATATGTTGTTGTGTTTTATGAATTTTTCCATATCTAAAAGTATATTCTTTAGATAATTCAATACCTAATTTACATAGCCAAATATAATTTTCAAGAGAAGTTCTTGCCCAAATAGAGCAAGGATGATTTATGTGTGCTTTCTTATACGCAGTAGAAGGTAATGTTAATTCAAGAAACCAATGAACTGAATAAAGCATTTGTGCTGTTTCCACTATCATCTTGACAACGTGTTTATCAAGATGATATTGTGCGCATTTTTTAGGATCGTAATCCAGAAAGAATATATTCATACTTATTTCTACTATACAAAACTAAGAATCCATTTTAAAGTTTAATACTTACACTATTCTTACCTGTTGAACCACCTTTCTTTTGAGAAGGTGTAGTATTAACTTTTTTAGTTTCTACATTAGAATTTACAGATTTAAGAAGATCATCAATGCTTACAGGAGCACTCATTTCTTTAGCGGGAGGAGGTGAAGGTTTTAGAATAGAAGGAGGAGGTTGTGCAGGTCTTGAAGGAAGTTTTACAGGAGATTTAATACTTGTAGGCGGAGGAGGTCTTACACTTGTTTGTTGAGGAGGAGGAGGAACCATACTACTCATAAAACTTGTTAGACCAGCTAAAGGATTACTAGGTGGAGCTTGAGGAGGGGCTACAGGATTTCCACGCATAGTTGTAGTTTGTTGTTGCATTGCAGCAGTAGCTAATTGTCTTGCAATATCAGGATTTGTCTTTAGAATTTGATCTATATTAGGAACAGGTGCTTTCATAGTCATTTGATTAGTTAAATGAACCATATATACCATCATACATGTTCTTAGAGGAATACGAACTAAAGGATGCATTTTTAAGTTATCACCATAAAGATCATATAATTCTTCAAAATCTTCTTCCATATCACCAACATTCATTTGTGCAGATTCAGATAAACCTTCTAAGTTTAATCCAAATGCTTTCAAAAATGCAATATTTTTAGATCCCCATTCCATTGCAGACATACCAGTAATATACCAATCACAGAATTGTTTAATTGTTTGATCCATAGCTTTCTCGCGACGAATGAAATCAAGTTCAATACGCATTTCTTCAATTGGCGAATCTAGAGTAAATCTTTTACGTAAAGGAACACCAAGTTTTTGCATACGTTCAAATTTTCTTAGCATTTCATACTTTTCTTTCAAAGTATTCTCTTCAGACATTTTTTTAGACGATGATGATGATGAACCAAAATTTAAAAAAGGTTCAGCATTTAAATTTTCTAATCCTGATGAACTTCTTAGTTCACCAACAGAACTTAATGAAGGCATTAATTTAGGTTCTTCACTGGGTCCAGAATTGAAATCAGGTAAATCTATAGTTGAAAGTTCAGGAAGGTTTAAATTTACTTGCTCAGTTTGAGCAATTTTAGGATTTGTTAATAAATCAGCACCAAAAATAGCGTCCATTTATTTACTTGTTACAATCACTCAGTTCTTAAAACTACAACGCACATTTAAAATGGATTTTATTTTTTTTTGTTTTAAATCAAAGTAATGCTTAAACTTATTGACCTTAAATCACCTTTACCGCTTGTAGAGAATCCTTTTGGGTTTCCAATGGATCCTTTTCAAGTATTTGCTGCATATGCAATATCCCGAGATGAAAATGTTCTTGTTACAGCTAAAACCGGTACAGGAAAAACTCTTGTTGGTGAATATCAAATTCTACATTCTTTAAAGAAACAAAAGCGTATTTTCTATACAACTCCAATTAAATCTTTAAGTAATCAAAAATTCCATGATCTTAAAAAAATTCATCCATCAGTTGGAATTATGACTGGTGATATTAAATTTTGTCCTAATGCTGATATTGTTGTTATGACTACTGAAATTCTAAGAAATCTTTTATTTAAAAAAGGAACTACAACTGAACATATTGGTATTACTGCCTCTTTATCCCTAGATAATGTAGATTCAATTATATTTGATGAAGTTCATTATATTAATGATCCTGCTCGTGGAAAAATTTGGGAAGAGTGTTTTGTTCTTATTCCTTCAGAAATTAATCTAGTTCTTCTTTCAGCAACAATTTATAAACCTGAACCTTTTGCTCAATGGTTAGGTAATTTAAAACAAAAACCTATTCATTTAATTTCTACAGAATATAGAAATGTTCCTTTAATTCATAAATTAGAAAATGGGAAAATTTTAATGAATCACGAAGATAAATTTGATTCATCTGAATATTTGAAATATGTTCAAAATTATTATGAAACTGAACAAAAAAAGAAAAAACATAAAGAAAAAGTTTCTCAAAAAGATTCTGATAATGTTGTAAAAAGAGATTTTAAAGATAATTCATTTCTTCATAAAGCAAATGAACTTGTTTTGGAATTAGAACGTACAGAAAAATTACCTGCTTTGTTCTTTGTTCTTTCAAGAAAAATGTGTTGTGAATATGCTAATAAAATTTCAACTACTTTACTCACATCATCAGAAACTGCTAATGTTAAACATATTATCAGTTTTAAATTACATAAATTTAAAGATGTTTTAGTATCTTCGCAATACTTTGAATTATTGCCCTTATTAGAAAAAGGTATTGGATTTCATCATAGTGGTGTTCTTCCTATTCTAAAAGAAATTACTGAGATTTTATTTGGTATGGGTCTTGTAAAAGTATTATTTGCTACTGAGACATTTGCAGTTGGATTAAATATGCCTACAAAAACTGTCGTATTTACATCATTTCGTAAACAATCAGATTCAGGATATTTCCGTATGCTAAGACCTGATGAATATACTCAAATGGCTGGAAGAGCAGGACGTAGAGGTAAAGATACAGAAGGTATTGTTATTTATCTTCCTATTCGTGAACCTGAACCTCTTAGTGAAATGAAAGCTATGATGACTGGATTGAAACCTTCTGTAACTTCACAATTGAAATTTACTTATTCTTATATTCTTCAACAAATTCATTCTCGTAAAGATATTTTAGATCAAACTTATTGGAAACAAGAAAGATTATGGGATATTTCTAATTTAGAAAAAGATATTGAAAAAACTATAAAAGACCTTCCTCAGATTCTAGAATCTGAACTTCTAGAATGTAAAGAATATCAAAAAATTACTAATATGGAACAATCTAAAGAGAAACAAAGATTACTTTCTCAATGGAATAATTCTCACTTACATCCTAAATGGAAAAACATTCTAAATAATTTTAAACTTCTAGAATCTTCATTAAAAACTATTGAATTAATGAAACAAGAAATTGAAAAATTAAAAGAACTTCCTTCTGAAATTAAACATAAATATAAAATTCTTGAAAAAACTGGATATATTTCAAATGATTCTTTAACAATGATGGGAACTTTAGCAGCAGAGATTTATGAAGGTGATTCACTATTAATGTCTTATGCATATAGTAAAAAACTATTTCATAAATATTCAGCAGAAGAAATTACTATTTTCTTAAGTATTTTCTTAGAAACTGATGGATTTGAAGATGTTTCTTATTTAATTCTTCCTACTCATCCTACTTATGAATTACAACAATATGAATTAAAATTATCACAATATGATACATATTCTGATTCTCAACAAAAAATTTCATTGTTTTGGTGTGATTTAATTAAAGAATGGATTGAAGGTGAAACTTCTAAAAACATATGTGAAAATTATAATATTAATGAAGGAACTCTTGTAAAAAATATTTTAAAATTAAATAATTTAGTTGATGAATGGACAAATTTAGCAAGAATTTCACAAGATGTTGAAATCATTGAAAAAATGAAAGATATGAAAAATATTTTAGTTCGTGAAATAATTATTCCTGATAGTTTATATCTTCAAATCTAAATACAAGACGACTTTTCCATGATGATTGATTCATATCAACAGAATAAATAACTTTACCATATGTTCCAACATTTGAAGTATTTTTACATGTAATGATTTTTTTCCATTCAGGTATCCATATACGATGATCAGTTAATATAGTACCATAAGTTGTTCTTATTGGTTCCATAATTTTACGAAGAAAGAATAAATCTCGTTCATATTTTTTTGATTGTGTTGATCTTTTATTTAAGATATCGATATCACAATGAAATTCTTTATCTTCAACTAAATTCATTTGATTTATAATATCAACAAATCTTCTAATAGGTGAAGTAGCATGGCAATATAACTTTTGTAAACCATAATGTATTGCATCATTTGATGGAATAACATATTTTGCAGATTTATTTGCTAGAATTTCTAAATCTACTCCATATTTCTTAAATGTTTCTATTTTATCAGGTGATTCTTGTGCTCTTAAATAACCTTTTTGTTTCTTTAATAAGATTTTAGCTGCTTCACAATTATAGAAAATCATTAATTGTTCAATCCATTCATGTGAATCTGTAATATTTTTTTGTGCAAGATATGATGCAATATCTTTAAGTAAGTTTGAAAATTTTGATTTATAAATACTTTCATATGTAAATGATTCATTATTTATAAATGTAATTTTTGTGAATGAAATATCTGTTATTTCATTATTCCATTTAAATTTTAATGCAATTCCTCTACGTTTTTTTCCAGGTAAAAGTGAAACTTCTTCTTGAAAAGGTAGTAATGGAGCAATAATTTTTCCATCCTTGTATAAAGTTTGTCCAATTTTAGATGCTACTTCAAAACATTTTTGATTATTATTTATCCATGAATATACATCTGCAATAACAATATAAATATAACCATCTTCACCTAGTAAAATTGTATCATCAATATCTAAACATCCTTCTGGATCAACATTAAATGAATAACCACTAATAAAATTATCATCTTTAAATTCGGGAATATTTATAATTTCTTTAAACTTTTTCCATGGTCTAATAGCATAATGATATAATAAAGCATTCTCTTCTGCTATTTTATCTCCACAGTTTCCAATAATTTCTACTAAAATTCCATTTGATAATTTTGTTTTCTCCCAATTTTCTACCGTTATTAAGGCAAGAATATTAGAAGTTCTATCAGTTCTTGAACATCCAACTATACATAATCCTAAAGTTTTATCAAATGGACGAAATAAATATTTTGTAATATTTCTTGATGACCTTCCATATGTTATTGAAGAATTTAACTCTAATATACCAACAAACATTAACTGTTTTAATAAATTTGTTTTTATTTTCCATTTTCCATAAACCAAAGACCTTGTAAGAAAGCATCAGCTAAATCATCTTTTTTAGGATGTTTCAAAAGATAAGTTTTCCATTCTTCTGTTGGACATAATGTAGATGCATGAATAATACCTGTTTTTTTTCTACCTTTATATGATTTAGTTGAATCTTCTAAAGTAGTTATATTTGTTAATTTATGTGTTGCAGAAATTCCTTTAACTTCATATCCATGACATACAAACCACATATGCATCATTCCTTGAACTGCTAACATTCTTTTATCGGGTTGTTGTTCAAATATAACTTTTGTTGCTCCATTCCAAATTGAAGTTCGGGATGTTAATGCAATAGAAATTAATGGCGCTAAATCTACAACTGATCCTGCTTTACATGATTTAACACATCTTTTCCATACAGGATTTTTAGAATAAATATAATTTACATATTCTTTTTTAGTTTTAAATTCTTGTTCTGATTCTTTTTTTAATTGTTCAATAGTTTTTTTACCCAAAGCAGATTTAGTTTGTGATTTTCCTTTATGTAGTCTACATGCAAATTTATCTTCCCATGTCCATGAAGCAACTTTCTTACATTTAAAACAATTTTTTATACCTGCTTCTGATCCTTCAGCCATAACATCAATTAAATCCCAATGAACTATTTTAAGATTTTTTCGTGATGTTCCTTCCATAATACAAAAAGCTAAATTTCTTAATCCTACATCAAAAGAAATTAGTTTCATTATTTATTCAAAACGGATAATATGTATATTACAGAAAGAGAAGTTAAGATGTACACACGCGATTATCTATATTCGCTTTACAATACAGAGAAGAAGAGGCGGGAAGATGCTTATATTTCTACTGCAGTTGATGAAATTAAAGATATTATTCTAGATTTAGCAACTAAAGGTAAAACTCAATATATGTGGTATTCAAGGGAAGCATTAAGTCAACGACAACAACATGAAATTCTTAAAAGTCTTCAACTTCTATTTCCTGATTCAAAAATTACGAAACGCCTAAATGGACTATTTGTTGATTGGTGGATTTAAAATACATTCTTTACTAACCATTTATAAAACCATCTTGAATGTAAAATAATAGTTGGAAAAAATGCAGAAGAAATATACATTTTTGGCATATCAGGTGTAGCCATTAAATAAATATATAAAACAACTTCATATAAAATCCTAAATAAAAACATAGTTGTTCCAAATAATAAATTAGATCTTAAATTTGGAAACATTGTTCCAACAGAAAATATTAACGTTGGTATTTCAATAGGACTCATTAGAAATGCTAATGATGTACCTTTATGATACAGAGCAAATAATCCATTTAAAATATAAAATATATGATGTGACCAATCAAATAATTTAGGATAATCAACCATTCCAATAACACAATCTAAAAATAAAGATGATATAAACCATACTGTTATTACTCTATGCATTAAAGATTCATTATTATACAAATCTTGAAAATATTCTTTATATGTATTTGTTGAAATAGCTCTGAAAAAATTTATTAGAATTGGTATTCCACCTAAAACAAATAATATTGAAGCACCTAATAAAAATATCCATGATTTTTGTTTTAAATTCAAATGATCTCTTAATAAAAAGTAAATTATTATTTGAATACATGTAAATCCGATGAAAAATAATATATCCATTATTTTTCAACGTTTAATTATTTACTATCTTAATAACGCTAATTTAAGCAATTGCTTTTAGAAGTTGTACAAGCATAGGTTTAGAATCACGTTTTCCAAATGGAATACCTTTTTTAGTAAGAAGTTCTTTTAATTGAGTAGCAGTTTTCGATTGTAGATCATCTACATCTACTTCTTCTTTAGGAGGACCTTCAACAACTTCAACTTTCTCTTCTACTGATAATCTATCATCATCTTCTGATTCGGGTTCAGCTTCAGCTTCAACTTTAGGTTCAGGAAGAGGTTGAGCATCTACATTATGTTCATCTTCATATTCATGATCATGTTCTTCTGGAGGTTGAGCAAATTGACTAGCCATAAAACTTGAAATAGATTGCATATGTTGAAGCATACGAGTTTGTTGCCAGTATAAATATCCAATCATACCAGCAAGAACAAAAATCATTGACGCCAATACAATAATTGTAACATATGTTAGTTCCATTTTAATTCTTTATTAAGTTCTTTCTTTTTTGCTTTAAACGAATCTTTTTATATGTTTAAAACTAAATGAGTTTCTTTGATGAAGATGGAGGACCTCCTAGTCCTCCGATACAATCAAGTTATGGTGTTTCATCATCACCTATTGTAAGAGATCCAACAAAACCACCTAAATCTATTAAAGCTAATCTTACACAAGAAGAAAAGAAAAAAATACAAGAAAAAGGTATTGCTGGAAAAGGTAGGAAAACAAAGAAACGTAAACCTAAAAGTCGTCGTCGTCGAAACGGACGGACGTATCGGCGTTCATAGGTTTAGAATATTCTGAAACTTTCTTTTCAAAGAAATTAGTTTTACCTTCCAAAGAAATTAATTCCATAAAATCAAATGGATTTTGAGCACTAAAGATTTTAGGAATACCTAATTGAACAGCTAGTCGATCAGCAACGAATTGAATGTATTGAGTCATATCTCGTGCATTCATTCCAATTAATGAACAAGGTAATGCTTCACAAATAAATTCAGTTTCAATTTTTACAGCTTCTACAATAATATCTTGAATTTCTTCACGTGAAATTTTATTTTCCAAAAGATGATAAAGAGCAACAGCAAATTCTGTATGCAAACCTTCATCTCTTGAAATTAGTTCATTTGAAAATGTAAGACCAGGAAGTAAACCACGTTTCTTTAACCAATAAATAGCACAAAATGAACCACTAAAGAAAATACCTTCAACACATGCAAATCCTACTAGACGAGTAGCATAAGATTCAGGTGATTCAATGAATTTTAGTGCCCACATAGCTTTCTTTTGAATACATGGACTTAAGTCAATTGCACGAAATAATTTCTTTTGTTCTTCAGGATCTTTAATATATTGATCGATTAGAAGAGAATAAGTTTCAGAATGAATACCTTCCATTGCATTTTGAAAACCATAGAATAGACGAGCAACAGGAGAACTAATTTCTTTTTGGAATCGTGTAGCAAGATTTTCTTGGACAATTCCATCAGAACCAGCAAAGAATGCTAGAACTTGTGAAATGAAATATTTTTCAGGGTCTGATAATTTATTCCAATCTTCTTTATCTTTTGAGAAATCAATTTCTTCAGGAATCCAGAATACTGCAACGGATTTTTTATAAAGTTTCATTAGACCTTGTTCTTTAGGAGAAATAGGGAACAAAGTATACTTTTCTCCCATTGTCTTTGAGGACGTGTCAAATAGTGGCTCCATATTCTTTACCATTAATATAAAAATGGCGAATTCGTTTTCACCAAACTATTTAAATAATGTATTTCAACAGTCAATTGTTCAAGGTCCTACTGGTCCTAGTAGTGCTATAGATTTAGTTGGTATAAGAAATATTCAAAGTTCTGGAACTCTAACAGGAGGAACTGGAACATTTAATAGTTTAAGTGTTGGAACTGTAACAGGAGGAACTGGAACATTTAATAGTTTAAGTGTTGGAACTGTAACGGGCGGAACTGGAATATTTAATAATTTAAGGGTTGGAACTGTAACAGGAGGAACTGGAACATTTAATAGTTTAAATGTTACAAATTTATCTGGAAATTTAGGAAATAATTTAGCAAATAATGGAGATAGTGTTGTAACAATAAATTCTGGCGCATCATATAATATTTATTCTGCTACAGGACCAAGAGGAATATACTCTGTAGTTTTTACAGCACAATTTACTGATGGAACTTATTCTGGAGGTATAAATCAATATTGGAATGGTAGTTTTTTATTAGGTGGTTATGATTATGGAACTAATACAGATATAAGAATAAAAACCTCAGGTCCAACATCAAGTTTTCTTAATCAATCACCAACTGGACTAAGTATGGTATTTAGTGTATTTAAAATAATGAGTGCTTAATTAAATCTTTCCTACAATTTTATGAATTGATAATGCTGAAACACCTGAAACATCTGAAACAATTTTCATATCAGATTTAGATTTTAAATTCATTACCTTTGCTATTACACCTGCAACAATAGTTTTAGGTGTATGTTCAAACTCATCTTCTGATTTCAAAGAAATTTCATATAGATAATCTAAAATCTTATCTCTTTGTGAATCATTTAAGTTTAAGGAAGCACATAATCTTTCTGCTAATCCTACTTGTGTTTGTAATACTGAATTTTCTGTTGGGTTAAATTGGCTAATTGCCTTACATAAAGCACGAATATTTACAATGAATAATTTAGCTATTTCTTCATGACTACGTGGAGCATTATTATTACGACAAGCTACAAATACTGATGCAGCCATTAATGAACGACGAGTTTCTCCTCTAACTTTTTGGGCATCTTCCATATGTTTATATAGTCCACATGCATCCATAATAATAGCTTTTGGTAATCCTGCTTGTGTACATGATAATTGAATAGCATCAAATATACCCATCCATGATCTTTGACTATTTGAAGACAAAGACCAGCATGATAATCTTTGAATTGATTTTAGATTTGTATTATTTGCTGCAATACCTTTAAAAGATACCATAGAACCATAAGAAGAATCAGGAAGAAGTTCAGATGTTACAAATCCTGTTCGACATTGATCTTCTCCTTTATTATCTTCATAATTACGCCATTCTGCACCTTCATCTATAACTTTCGACTGAATTTCTCCACATTTTGTACATACTCTCTCGCCTTCATCTATGATTAAATTATGTCTACAGTTCATTTTAACAAAAATTAATTAACAAATTTATTTTTCCGTTTTTTCAATAGGTGAATAAGATAAAGATAAATCTATTATTGATCCATATTTAGGAAATATATTTGAAAAATGTGATTCAAATAATTCATGAAATAAAAATTTTAATTTACCAGTTAATGAATCCATAAATAAAAATACAGCAAATATGTAGAATATACCTGAAATATATCCATCAACTAAAATATCTAATTGTTTACGAACAGGAAAAATAGGTGGTGATATTTCAATTAATTGAGCGCTCCAAAATGCAATAATGGATATTAAAGATATTTCTACAGAAACATCTAAGAGTTTATAAGAAATAGATCTTTTTTCCCATTTTTCATCATATTCATCAAATAAATAATATAAAATATATGATATAAATACACCTAAAAGAGTATAAAAGATTGCTAAAAATGCAGCATTCATACTAACAAAAAATGTTTCTTTTCCATTCATACGTAGCATCTTATTTTATTCACGAGACATAAATGCGATACTTGAAGGATCATATACTTGTGGACGATAATTAGTTGCTAAAATAGGTTTGCCTAAATCACGCGTTTTTACAGGTTTTAACCATGAAATAAATAAATATTTAGTTTCAACTACCCATACCCAATATCCTGCTTTTGAAAATGCAGTTGTAAGATATTCCAAAGCTTCTTTTAAAGAAAATAAAGGATAACCAAAAACATATGTTGGAACTTCAAATATTATATATGGAGCATTAGAGTTATGTATTGCTTGAGTTCTTATTTTTGATTGAATTTGTGCTATAACAGGTACCATAGCAGCCATTCTATTTTGTTTTCTTTCTTCTTGTTCATCCCATACGTCACGCGCTTTAAGCATTCTTTAATTATATTAAGTAAAGATGGTTTTACCATTTAAAAAACTTGTTTTAGGTGGTGGAGGTATGAAAGGGATTTTACATATAGGTGCTTTAAATGAATTATCCAAATATCAAGAACTTATATTCCCTGATGGTATTTGGGGATGTTCTATTGGTGCTATGATAGGTATTTTAGTTGCATTTGAAAAACCTTTGAAAACAGAACTTATTTCTAAATATATGAAATGGGATACATTAATACCTGAACCAAAATTAAGTAATATAACTGAATCTATATGTTCAAAAGGATTATTTACAATGGATAAATTTTCAGAAACTATAAACCAGTTTTTTAAAATTGAATTTGATCTTGATCTTACAACTACAAAAATTGGTGATGCTAAAATGCCTCTCTATATAGTAGCTTCAAATATAACTAAAGGTATTCCAACAATATTTACAAAAGATGTTCTTTTAATAGATGCTTTGAAATGTTCTTGTTGTTTACCTTTTATTTATAAACCACAAGAATTATATGGTCAATTATATATTGATGGTGGATTATTTGTTCCTTATTTAAGTATGATAGTTCCTGATGGATTACAATTAATTTTAACTAAAAAAACAATTAAGGAACTTAATCCTGAAAATTTAGATTCAATAAGCCCAATAGATTATATGAGACAATTATATTGTTTATCAGTAGAACAATTTAAAAAAATCAATAAACCTGAATATTTAGTTAAATTAGATTATCCAAAATTATCATCAGATTCTAATTTAGATGATTTTGATATTGAAGATATTTTAAATCATTCTGGGAAATTAATGAATGATTTTCTCTTCTCCAAGAGCAGAAATTAAAAATGCTCTGAATGAAGCAGTAGATGGTGGTCCTTGCATCTCATAAACTTTATCTGAAGTTTCTAATTTGAATGTAGGATACGCTTTAATCTTATATAATGCAGATTTACCTTTATCACTTTCTGCATTAATTTCCTCCATAAAAATAGTTTTTCCCCCATAAGTATATTTTTGATTCTTTAATAATTCTTTCATTGATGACCATGGTTGTTGTGCTTTTTTACAATGAGGACACCATGTTGTATAAAAGAACATAAATGTAGCTTGTTGAGGATCTTGATTATTTTGTACAGGTGGGTCTTCAATTATTAATTTTGATCCTGGCGCTACACCTGTAATTAATAAATAACTAACATAACCTACTAATATTAATATTAAAGGAATTATCATAGTCCAAATATTAAACCCTTCCATCTTTGCGAAATGTAGGATATAAAACTTTTGCCGAAAATCGTTGTTTTTCAAAATAATTTCTATAAACTTGTTCTTGATTTAAAGAAGGATTCTTTATTAGAGACCATACAATCTCATTAGTTTGTCGTTCAGGTTCATAAGGTTTAGGATTAATTTTATACCATAATGAGTTTGCTCTTACAATATTAGACATTAATACTATTACGTATCTTACATATAAATTGAAAACGGATTACCTTTTCAATTTACATAGGATATCCACAGCAACAAATGAAACATCTTACGCAAGTTCTTCCAGAAATGCGCATTCGCTTTCCTAATCTTCATTTTCAAATGTTCCCATCAAAAAGTGGAGCTTCATTTTGGTGGGTTCGTGTTTATAAAAATATGAATTATTTTATGGATATTGAAGTTGATATTGATTATCATGAAGAATCCGTGATTGCGTGTCTCATCGAAAATCGCGGTTTCCAGCGTAAAGAGTTTTCATTAATTCTAGATTCTTTCCTAAATTCATTTGATTAAGGGAAACCTACTAGATTTGCACCAATACCGAAACCCGCACCATTGCGGGCAGATGAACCTACAGAAGGAGCATATACATCTAGAAGAGCAAACGTAGCCATTGCTACAAGAGCAATCATACCAATTTCAGACATTTTTAAACCCTTGCCCGGAAGAAGATAAGCCGCTACAGCTACAGCTAAACCTTCTAGAGCATATTTTACAGCACGACTTACTAAATCTCCCATATCAAGACCAGGAAGAGGAGTTGATTTTTGTTCAGGCATTTTATAAACTTACATATAAATTATTTTTAATTAATAATGAAAAAACATTATAAGTGTAAAGTTATTATTGACTCTGAAGTAATAAAAAAACATAGAATTTATGAACCATCACAAACTGCATTTTTTATTATGGCGCATTTATACGACCCCGATGGATGGAGAAAACAAGGATATAGTTTTGAAAATGTTATTGATGGAGAAGATATTCTTATTAGATTATCTTTACCTGAAACTATTGAGAAAAAATGTGGTTTACCTAAACAACTTTCATGTGCTGAACTTGGAGGAAGACTTATTTATTTGAATTGTGATAGATGGTTTAAAGGTTCTAAAAAAAGTAAATTAAATTTACCTGATTATAGACATTATATGATTAATCATGAAATAGGACATATTCTTGGATTTGAACATACTAAATGCCCTTGTATAGGATGTAAAGTTCCGATAATGGTTCAACAAACTTTAGGTCTTCAAGGTTGTAAACCCGACCATGGGAATGTTCGTTAAATTCTACTTTAAGAGAACCATCCATTAATAAATAAATGCCTCGTCAAACTCTACCTAAACTCGAAGATGATGGAGCGCCGATTGATTATCTAGAAGAAGATGCAGAAATCCCTAATCAACGTTATTGTATTCTTTCATTTCTTTCACCTGAAAAAGTTATTAAAAGTCGTGAAAATTTCATGAATGAAAAATTCGTGGAATTCATTGAATATGATTGGAAAATTAAAGGAATGGAACATTTTGTTGCCTTCCTTTCCAAAAAATATTCTCTAAAGATTGATGATCTTTTCAAAGATCTAGAAGAATTCACGAAAGTTCATAATGCTGAAATTAAGAAAACTGATATTCTTGAACAATACCAAGTTTTCCTTCTAAAAAATGAAAAAGAACTTGATGCCGAATTTAATGAAAAAGTAAATTTCCGCACAAATGTTCGTGGTGTAAAACTTCGTCGTGTTTTTGCGAATCTTGAAGAAGCGCAGACGTTTGCGAAAGTTCTTCAACGTCGTTGCCCTAATGATAATCTTTATGTAGGTAAAGTTGGTATGTGGCTTCCCTGGGATCCTTCTGAACATATGATGCCTGAAGTTGAATATGCTGAAAAAGAACTCAATGAACTCATGCGCAAATACAAAGAAAACGAAGTTAACAAAGAAATCTTTTTTGAAGAAGAAAAGGCAGAGAAAATTAAAGCCCAAAAAGAAGAGAATGAAAAACGTCGTAAACAAGCATTGGAAGATGCAGGTCAAACTGATCTAAAACAAATTTCTGATACTATTGCTTCACCTGTTCACCCTTCTGAAGGTGCTATTCGTGATCTTTAAAAATATATAATAAAATATTAAATGGACACTACAGGAAAAAGAAAACGAGTCCCCACCGAAAAGGGTTTAGCATTCGAACAAGCAAATAAAATAAAAGATGAAAAGGCTAAAGAAAGAGCGAGAAGAAGAATTGAAGCATCAAAAACTCAAGAAGAAGTTGATGAATTATCATCATTATTTTCAAAAATTAGTATTGATACAACAGATCAAGATTTAGCTTCTGCCTTTGGACAAATGGGAATGGGTCGTCGTAAGAGAACTAAAAAACATACTAAAAAATATAGACGTAAAACTAATAGAAGATGAATTCATCAGATATAACAAGAGCAAGAAGATTACAAGCAGGAAATAATGATTTATTATTTTTAAATAAACCACATAATTTAACAGGTATAGAGCAATTATGTGTTCGAAGAACAATTGGTGGTAAACCTCCAATAAAAAGTTTACCACTAGATTTAAAATGTCTTTTAAGACCTAGAAATAGAGCAGTTAGAAAGATAAATCATAATCCTGATCCTAGTTGTTGTAAAAGAATATAATGTTTATTTAATATAAAATGCCTGGAAGAGTTCCTGATTCAAGTGTGAGAACTTCACAAGTAGCTGCGAATGCGTTTACTAGAGTTAAAGTTGGTTTAGATAAAGATCACCATAAACCGAATAATGTTTTTGCAGCCCTTATTGCTAAAGGCTATAAAGTTAAAGGTCTAGCCGTTCTTCGCGGTGGTCGTTAATTTATCTTCTTGATGGTTTACCTTCTTGTTGAACATGAATCCATGGACTTGAAGATTTCTTTTGCATTGCTCCAGGATTATATTCATCTTTTGCTAACATTGATGATGAAAATGGTTTATTATCAATCCATAAAGAATCACTACACATTCTAAATGATGGATGATCAGATGCTTTATACCAAAAGACCTGATCTTCTAATTTATTTGATTGAACACCATTACATATCACAAGACATTCAAAATTTTCAGTACATTGATCCATAAATTGGCAAAACATTTCAAATGTAGGAAACATTCCTGCATAGTTTTCATATATACGACGACGATTACCTAAAATTGTTTCACGTAAAATAAATACAAAATCAACGTTTGTTCTTAAATTAGGTGTGATACCTAGGGGGTATTGCATAGTAATGATAGTCATTAAATCTATATGACGGCCGTTCATAAAAACATATCGAGTAGATTCTTCTTTAATCCATGATGCATCATATAAACAATCATCTAAAATTAAGAACGCTCTTGTATCTATACTTGAATTACCACCACCTCTATTTTTATCAGCATTACGTGCTGTCTTAGCAGCTAATTGCCTTTTTATCACTCCAGTAACTATTCCAGGTTCATATTTATCATGAATTAATTTTGATGGAACCATATGTTGGAAAAATTCATTTGCAACCTCAGTTCCTGATATAACAGTTCCAATAGGAAATGCAGATTGAGTATTACATAAAATATCACGAACTAAGAAAGATTTTCCTGTATCTTTTTTACCAATAATAACTATCATTGGAGATTTTCTTGAATCCATCTCACATCTCTCTCTCAAAGTTTCAATCGTAAACTTTTTGATTTGAAAGTTCATCTTATTATTAGTGCGTGAATATTTAGATAATTGAATTAACTTATTTTAATAAGAATGTCCAAGAAAAAACAAGGATCTATTTCTTTAAATGTTCATAAATATACAAATTTAAAATCTCTTCAATCTTCTGCTGAATCTTTATGGAATACTACATCTATTCAACCTTTTTTTCCTCCTATTGAAAAATTATTTAAAACTTCTTTACTAGAAAATTTCTCAGAATATGGTCTTAAATTTCCATCAGAAATTACAAATATAGTTTCTGAAAATACTATTTCTGTTTTAGGAGGTAAAAATATTGATATTCATAAAAAAGTTTCTATGATTCTTAATCCATTTAAATTAATGGAAGGTAGTTATGGAACAAATTTATCTTTACCTTCTTCAATTGAACAATCTACTTCAGCTCATAATAAAATTCAAAATTATAATAATGCAGCATATATAGGTTCATTAATTTCTGCTTCATTAGCAGCTTCGGGTTCTCATCATTTTCCTGAAATTTATGGAATTTTTACTGGATTAAGAAAATCACATACTATTGATATTTCGGATGATTATGAAGATTTATGTGATAGATCATGGTTTTCTAATAATATGGGTAATACATTTACTTTAAAATTAAATGAAAAGATTGAAAGTGCTAACGAATTTAAACATACAAGAAGTATGCGTCCAAGTATTCATTTAGGCGAATCTTTAAGTATGGATTTTAATGAAGTTGAAGGTATTCAATCTAATTCAGAAATTGCAAATATGAGTCCTTTATTCAATGATACAATTAAAGATGATTCAGAATCTGACTCTTCATCTGTATCAACTTCATATATTTTTCAAATAAAATCATGCGATTCTTCTATTATGTCTGAAGAAGAAGAGTTTGAATATGATGAAGATGATGACGATGAAGAAAATGGCGATGAACCTTTTGCATGGGCTTCGTTTTCTAATGTTCCAGTTCAAATTACTTTAATGGAAAAATGTAAAGGAACTTTTTTTGAATTAATTACTTTAAATACTGAAAGTTATAAACATGAATCGTGGTTTGCTCAGATTATTCTTGCTTTAGCATTTGCACAAAGTAAATTTTCATTTGTTCATAATGATTTGCATGCAAATAATGTTATGTATATCGAAACTACCGAAGAATTTTTATATTATAATTGTGGAGGAACATTCTTTAAAATTCCTACATATGGATATTTAATTAAAATTATAGATTTTGAAAGAAGTAGTTTTTCGTTAAAATTAGTAGGATTAAAAGAATCTAAATTTTTTATAAGTGATCAATTTTCTATAGATGAAGAAGCAGGTGGTCAATATAATTGTGAACCTTTTTATAATTCTAAATTTCCTTTGATAAAACCTAATTTTTCATTTGATTTAGTTAGATTAACTACGTCTTTATTCTGGGATTTGTTTCCTGAAGGTCCTTATCAAAAAAATGATTCTTTATTATTCAAATTATTTATAAAATGGTTAACTTTAGATGATGGTTCTTCTATTTTATTTGGTAAAAAAGAACCTACTCATGATAGATTTCATGGATTTCATCTTTATAAAGCTATTGCTCGTTTATCTAATAACGCTATTCCTCGTAAAGAAATTATGGAATTCAAAGAATTATTTAGTATAACAGAAATCCCTGCTGATAAAAAAGTATGTTTAATTGAATAATAAATTTATTTTTTACAAAGAATCATGATATTTATCCACGATTCTTTGGAAATTTAAAAACGAATAAATAAATTAACTAAAATTATATTTATAATGGAAACACCACAATCAAAAGTTTATTCATCTCGTAAACATCCTAATGATATGAAATATGGTAAACGTCCAAGAAGACGTCCTGGTTATTGTTTGTGTGGAAATCCATTTTGTTATGAAGTTAGTGTGGACAAAATTCCAACATCTGGTAAAGCTGGTTCTAGAAAAAAAACTAAAGGTTTAGGTCTTAAAGAACAAAAAGAAAAAGAGTTTTATGATTCTATTGAGATTAATCATGCAATTGAATGTAGAAATGAAGAAGAAGATTAAAATGTAGGAACACCTACAAACATATCTTGTGTTTCTGAAGTAAGAGTTTGTAAAGGTTTTGTTAAGTCGGGCATATTTTCACCAGAAGTAGCAAATACTACTCCTGCTGTTATAAGTCCACCAAATACAGATAACTTACTTGCTTGTGACCAATCTATAGGTTCAACTTTAGATTTACGATCAAGAGCATACAAAATAAAACATACGATTGCAACTGCAATTGGGGCTACTACAATCATCATTTGTTGAAAAATAGGGCAAATCTTTATAAATTTAGAACGAGCGTATCACTTGCTTTTTTTGTTAATTCTTCCATTGCATCTTCTTCCTTCTGAGGAACTTCAAATTCTTTAATTTCAATTGATGCGACCTCGTCACTCATCATTAAATTCGGCTTTAATTCATCTTCAGATTCTCCTACAGATTCTTCATCATCTTCTGATTCAAATGTTACATTTTTAGGAGGTTCAGGAAGAGGAACAACTATAGGTGTAGGTAAATCAGATGATTCGGGTTGAGAAAAGTATCTTTTAGTTATAGATTCCCAAGGTAAGAAAGAGGTTATAACTTGTTCCATACATTCAGAAATAACTTTTTCAATCTCCTGGCGATTTCTTGCTTGTTGTTCTGATGTTATACCAATAGTTCTAAATAAATAAGCTACTTGCCACAATTTACGTGCTGATTGTTTATAAAGTTCATGAATAAATTCACCTAATGTAGGTCTATCAAAATCAATTGATAATTCGGATTTATCAGAATAATGTAATGAAGCAAATGATTTCATATAAGAAATAAATACACCCATAATTAAATCATCTAAATAAGTACATTTAGAAACCTTTTGAATTCTTTCAACTTCTGTTATAAGAGTTTCTTCTTTCCATGAAGGAATACTAGTTAACATATTTTGAAAAGTTCTTAGAATTTCTGTAGATTGATTATTCTTATCACATAATTCTTTAGCTGATTTATAAATACTCCAAAAACCTTCTGATATAGGAGGAATAATTAAATTAGATAGATGATCGCGTAATCTTGCCTTTGCAAATTCAGTTTCAGACATTTGTTAAAAACGTAGTTAGATATTTATTAACATAAAACGCATCTTCAAAACGGATTATATTTGTTTAGACACAAGACTTATAAGGCAAACAAATGGCAAGTGAACAAAGTATTGAAAACGTTGGGGGTGGGGGTGGGGAGGTAGAGATTCCTGAAGTAGATTCATTTGATGATATGGGTCTTCCTGAATGTCTCTTGCGTGGTGTTTATAGTTATGGATTTGAAAAACCTTCTGCAGTTCAGCGTAAAGCAATTGTTCCTGCTTCAAGTGGGCGTGATATTATTGTTCAAGCACAATCTGGAACAGGAAAGACTGGAACGTTTGCAATCTCCCTTCTTGCACGTATTGATACAACTTCTGAACCTTATACTCAAGCACTTGTTCTTGCACCTACTCGTGAACTAGCACAACAAAGTTTTAATGTTATTAAATCTTTAGGCGAATTTATGGGTGTTCGAGTCCATCCTTTGCTTAAAGGTAATCCTATACAAGAAGATATTCGTGTTCTTCGTTCTGGCATACATGTGGCCGTTGGAACTCCTGGTCGCGTATACGATATGATTAGTCGTGGTGCTCTTCGAATGGATACTTTGCGTATGTTTATTGTTGATGAAGCAGATCAAATGCTTTCTCTTGGATTTAAAGAACAACTTGTAGAAATCTTCGGAACAGGATTATCTCAAACTGCACAAGTAGCTTTGTATTCTGCTACAATGCCTCCTGATGCTCTTGAACTTACAAAACGATTCATGCAAAATCCGATTAAAATTCTAATTCCTGTTGAAAAACTTTCACTAGAAGGAATTCAACAATTTCAAGTTAATGTAAAAGATGACGGTGAAAAACCTGGATGTCTTGCTGATATTTATGGAATTCTTTCTGTATCACAATGTATTATATTCTGCAATACTTGTCAGCGTGTAGAACAACTTGCAGGATTTATGCGTGAAAATAATTTTGCAGTTGATGTAATTCATTCTGATCTAAATCCTGATGAACGTTCTCGTGCTGTAGAATCATTTAAAGCAGGATCAAGTCGTGTTCTTATTGCTAGTGGAATTTTGAGTCGTGGTGTTGATGTTCAAGGTTTGTCTCTTGTAATTAACTTTGATTTACCTCGTGGTGAACGTGGTGTAGAAGAATATCTACATCGTGTTGGGCGTGTTGGGCGATTTGGACGAAAGGGTATTGCTGTAAATATCGTATCTCAACGTGAATCTCGCGAAATGAAATATATTGAAGATCATTATAAAATTAAAGTTGATCCTATGCCTGAACCTGGAACCCTTCTATCCGCTATTTAAAAAAAGTTTATAAATAAAATACTCAAACCATGAAAAACGGATTTTTTGGTTACAAGGAAGGAAGTATTGAAACCCTTTGGATCGCAAGAAATGAGTAGTTGTTCAGTCACAATCATAACACTACGAACAGAGGTGGTCATTACACATACTTATTAGCTCCAAAAGAGTTGGTAAGCCCCTAGTATCGTACTGGTAGGGCCTAGTTCATTGGATTAGGTATATGTGTCTTTGATAACAATAGTATTGTAATCGTCTATTTCTCCGATACACTGGAGTATGGTCTTAGTTGACCAACGATTCAGCTTGGCCGTGAGCGGTGGGTACCTAAAACGGCCCAACTACACGGTTCCCCTGCATACAGACTGATGAGGCTTGTGCGGAATGAACTTTCTACATCACGAACCAACTACATTTTGACGGATTGAGCGGGTGTGCCCACTTTGTGTGGGAAGATGAGTATGACCTTGAGGAGGTCACCGAGGAGCAGCTGCGCGAGCAGTTTGTTGCCGAGGAGGAGGAGGAAAAGGGGTGGGAGACTGTTGGGGCAACTCAGGAGGCTCCTCAGGTGGAGGTGAAGAGGCCTCCGCGTTGGTGCAGGGATGGAAATACCTGCACGTGGAAGAACTGCGTGTTCCGCCACGAAAAGTGTTCTTTCGGCGCGCGGTGCCGGAATCACGCAAATGATAAGGGCAACACCAAAACTCCTGAGCAGGGAGGGTGCCCTTACGACCACAGGAACCCGGCGGGGTTGCTGAACATCGCCCCTATCGTCATCACTGACGAGGGGAAGTTGTGGGAGGTTTTCGGACCTCTTGGTCTGGAGATGCGGATGCCCGGCCTGTTTGATACGGAGGAGATGTGCACGAACTCTCGTGCGGTGCTTTACAGCAGTCTGGAGAAGACGTTGGCTGCAGGCATTCTTGCTGATTTGTGCTTGCCTGAGCGTGGGGCACGGATTTTCCAGGCGGGGCCATGGCCCATTCCTGAGGAACCGGAAGTTTCTGAAGAGGAACTTGCGCGGGAGCAGGCATCCTGGGATGCGTGGGCAGAGCGCCAGCACCAGGCGATGCTTAAGGCTCGCAACGCTGGCTTGATCGAGTACTACTGCGCCACTACGGATGAGGAGTACGCAGCAGAGCTTGTGATCAATGCAGAATGGCGTGCACGCGATGCGGAGAAAATCCAAGTCGTAAAGGAGGAGGTGAGGAAGGTTCGCGACGCTGAAGTCGCTGACGCTTTCTCTGCTTGGAGGACTGGTGGAGTTCTTCAGGACACACGCCCGAATGCTTTTGCGAGCATGGCTGGCGGGCCACCTCAACCTAACCGCTTCAATGCCTTGAGTGGCTGGAAGAAGCGGACGTAAACAGAGTGCTTTAGAGACGTAATGTTAATCCTTTTTTTGTTTAAAAACGAATTAAGGATTTTCTTTCTTTTTGCATTCAAAAAATGCTAGACATTATAAATCAACTTTTGTATAGTTTTAAAGACGATTTTGAAATTACTTATATTGGTATTGGATCATTTCCTTATCAAGTTAGTCATATTGAAAACTTTAATGATGATAAAAATCAACTATTTCCTTGGTTTTTGCGAAAACAATCTACAAAAACTATAAGACTTATTCATTTTGATAATGGTTTTGAATACAATTCTTGTGAGTTTGTTTATACATATTTGAAATATATGGAATTAAATCCATTTATGAAAAATAATAATTTTGAAATTTGGAAGAATAAATATATAGAATTTATTATTGTTCCTATAAATATTACAGAAGAAGAACGATATGAAATTTGTTCACACTTTTCTCTTCGAACTTTTAAAACAAATAATAAAGTTATAGTTCAAGAATTTTCTGGTCGTGAACTTGTTCCTGCATTTCGTAAATTTGTTAAAGAAAATTATGAAAAGGTTGAAGATATTCGTAAAAATGTTATTTGGGATCTTACATATGGACAAGATTGTACTTGTATGACTAAACTATCCGAATATCCTAAATATTATGCTGAAGATGGTAATATCTTCAATTTATGGACTTATAAACATAAACAAATTGTTAATCTTATCACTAAAACTAAAGAATATAATCCTCTGATTCTAGATGTATTTCTAAAATATTATAAACATATTATTAGAACTCATCATGTGAATTATCGAAGAAGTATTATGGGATTATGTCATTTATATCAAACTAGTATGTATCCTTTTGATTCTCCTCCAAGAAAAATCATGGATTATCTAATTGGTGAAATTGAAACTGTTATGTATGCTTTACAAATGCTTACAGATAAAACTCAAGAACAAATGGAAGGATTTACTAAAAAAATGATTTCATATGAAAAATATGATCCTCATAAATGGTATTCTGATATGATGTTATATTTTGGTTAAAAACGGATTATTTGATTCCAAAAGATTAACTAGTACGGCGCACAAGAGATACAACACGCAAATGGTTGAGAAGAAGCTTTATGCAATTGTTGAGGCACTCGCTGATGAGTTTGGGTTTGATGCTGATGAGGCAATGGAGGTTGTCGCACAGCAGGCTGAGGAGTTATACGCTTTCTTCGCTTCTCTTACTCCTAAACCCAAGAAGGGCGGTGAGGCAAAGGAGGAGGTTAAGGATAAGGCTCCTGAGGAGGACGAGGCTGTGAAGAAGATTCGTCACAACATCGAACTTTGGGAGAAGAAACTTGAGAAGGGTGATTACAAGGATAAGGGTGCTCACGAGACAAAGATTTCAAAGGAGAAGGCCAAGTTGGAGAAGTTGCTTAAGGCATCCGCTCCCGCTCCCGCAAAGAAGAAGGAGGAGGCACCTGTAGCCAAGAAGGAGGAGAAAAAGGCTGTGAAGGAGGAGAAGCCTGCAAAGCGCGAGAAGCGCATCAAGAAGATGTCTCCTGTGATTTCAGGGCAGCTTGCGAAGGCTCTTGAGTCGGAGGGCATGCAGATCACTGACGAGTTCAAGAAGAAGTTCCAAAACGATTACATCGAGGGGCTTTCCGACAAGGACTACAACGAGCAGGGTCTTGCCGACCACGCTCGCAACTTCGCAAAGACCGTGAAGTTCGATGGCGCTCCGCCTTCTACTTCTTGCCCTCTTTCTAAACTCTTTGATGAGGTAAAGACGCGTGGGAGCTGGGGTGGTGGCGGTGCTAGCCTTCCCGAATGCAACTGCGATAAGTGCCCTTCTGAGGATGACTTTAACGCTACTCTTGATGAGACGACCGAGCCTGAAGTACAGGAGGATGAGGAGCTTCAGGAAGTTGACTTTGATGGAAAGGCTTATGCAGTTGGTATGAAGTCTAAAACCATCTATCAGGAGAAGGATGGTCGGGATGTTGCCGTTGGGTTTGCTGGTGTTGGGAAGTTCAAGGCACTCGTCCTTAAGTAAATACAATAGAACAATTAGGAAAAACTTCCCTAAAAAGGGAATTACAACCTAAACAAAAAAAAAGATATTGGGGGGTCACTAATTTTTTTAGTTCTGGAACTATTAGAGTTTGTTTATATTTTTCATTGTATTCTTTCCATGTATAATCCATAGTATCTTCTTCTTTAGTAGAATTAGAAGATACTACTAATTCTTCGACTATATTTTTGCGTAAATACGCCATATCAAATAACTGCTTCCACTGCTGACTCATTTATTTTTTTATAGCTGATTAGGTTTAAATATTAACCTGAAGAAGCATAGACACTCCCTCCGTTAAATAAAATTAAAAAGAAATTTATCATTGGAATTAACCATAAAGAACTAAATGGAATTAACCCTATAGCATACCATAATATTTCTGAAATGTTTTTACCGAATCTTGAATTAAATGAAACACCATATTCAACTACAGTATACATTGATAAAAAGAATATATATAATCCTATAAACTTAAAAACTCCAGAAACAATTGAACCTATAACTGATGAAACAAAATCAACTGCCTTTGTTTTTTTATTATGAACATTGGGAGGTGCACTCATTTTCCATGATTCTCCATCTTTTAATGTCTTTGTATTTTTACTTCCATTCAAAGTATATTCTACATTAAGTTGTTTTTGTTTTGCAGGATTTGGATCAGGTAATCCGACTTCTTTAAATCCAACTTTAAGATTTATAGAACCATCAGATTTTAAGTAATTTTGGACCGCATCTGTTACATCTTGATAATTTCCAGGATAACCATATTCTGCTTTGGTAATTTGTAGTCCCGATGCTACTCTTTCTGATGGAGCAGAAATTATTGCTGTTCCACCATCTTTTTCTACTATTGAATTTATATTTCCACCATTAACAGAATATTGTATTGTTAATGTCTTTAATTGACCTGGAGCAGGATCATCTATACCTAATGCTGTCGGAGTAACTGGTAAATTAAGTGCACCATCTAAAATTTTAGAGCTTACTTCTGATGTAACATCTACATTAGTTGACCCAACACCATATGATGCAGATTTTATATTAATTCCTGTACTCATCTCTTATTATGAAGAAAACACGACATTTGCGACGCCTCCAATAACTCGTAAATAATTATAAGATTCTGTATATGCACGAACAGTATAAGTATAAGCTAATGTACTTGCATCTGTCTTATTAATTATCGTTACAACTTCACTACGAGAATATAAAGGTTTACCATTAGGCCCAATAGCATTGGGATTTACAATTGTAGGGCGAGGATTACCTGCCGTTGATCTTAAAATACATACTTGTGTAGGAGCAGAACTACTATTTTCATCTTTTAAAGGAGGGTGAACATATGTATTTCTTAAAATAGTTTTATTAAACATTGATCCATTAATATGTCCTGAAGGCTGGTTTGTTCCATGATCTAATGAAAATGAATAACTATAAATACCCGGCAAATCTACTATTGTTCTCCCTTCATGATGACGATAATTTTGAATATTTGAAAAGAATTCAGTTTGCTTAGCGGTAAATCTATCTTTACCATCAATAACTATATTTGATTCTAAAAGAATATCACGTTGAGATACATTTGTAGGTAATACTAATCCTGAAGAATATAGAACACCTGTTCCTGATATAGGTCTTATTTTAGGATTTTCCCAATTTGTATAATTATCTACATCATTCAAAGCTGCTCTATCTGATCTTTGTGCTACCCAAACTACTCTTGTACATAGATTTCTTAAATGTAATTCCATATCATTCGATGGTCCATATTGTCCTTCTCTTAAAACCATATTTATTTGCGTTATTAAGAATGAATGATCTGTCTTTGCTATATGAGCCATTTCGGTCTCGCTTAAGAATATATAATTTGCTTCAATAAATGAATTTGTTGACCATAATGATAATAAAGGATTTGACGGAGTTTTATTTATTAGTGGAGGACTTAAAAATAAATTCATTGGATATAAATCAGGTGTAGGTGCTATACGATTACCTTGTTCATCTAAGACTGTAAACATATTATACATATTTGTAAACTCAACCACTATTTCAACTTCTGAGTGTTGAAGAGCAATTAATGGTAATGCAGCACCAACATTTTCACAAAACCAAAAATGTAATGGAATAGTTAATGTTCTTCCATAAATTGATGGTTCTGCTAATCCTTGAGAAGTTGAAATTGAATGTGGATACGAATTATTTCTTCCAAATGCATTAGCGGGATCATATAATTCAGGTAAATTTCCTATAAGATTATTTAGAACTTCTTTCTTATTTCCTGATAAAGTTAAAGCAGCATATAATTTCATCCATTCACCTGTATGCCTTACTACTTCTTGACCATTAATTAATACTGAAACATAATTAATCATATTATATCCAATATTTGGTATCCATTGGAATTCATATGGATTTGTCGTTTCAGGATAAAGGCCTGAAAATATTGGAGGTAAATCTACACTTAAATAACAATCATTTAATAATTGAGCAAACCTTTCGACTTTTGTTCTCAAAGTTAGATTACCATTTGCTGGTATAGATAAATTTGTTGTTTTCCATACTAATCTAAAATGTTCCATAGCAAAATCTGTATGACGCTTATACATGTTACGAAAGTGAGTAAAGGAAGGGTTCCCTATCACAAGATGATCTTGTGCTCCTTTACCAACTAATTGCATTAAACCTCCAGTCATTCTTGTTATTTATTAGTTAAGATAATGAAAGTCTAATTAAAACATTTAGGACATAAACCTTGTTTTTTAGGATTAATATAAGGCTTTGTTAAATTATATGTAGAACTACAATCACATAATTTAGTAGCGATTAATTGTGTGCCACCATGTTCTAAATGTTCTTGTGTTATTTGATCTGCTGTTAAAAATGCTTTATATGAAGTCCATCCTGAAGCTGTTCTACGAATTTTTGATGAACCCATATGTCTAGGTAAATGAAAATTTGGAGGATATCCTATCTGGGCAACAGGTGTAGGATTTATATCTTTATTTGTTCCTAAAATATTAAGCTTGTTTCTATCAAAATCATTTCCAGCACCTCTTAATCTTTTTAATCTTGTTAGGTCGCCAGAAGACAATCCTCTTGTTCCCATCTGCATATCAGACATTTATGATACTACAGAGGTAAAAAATTTAAGTTCTTCTTTTGATGTTTGTATTCCAATTCTTAATAATCTTTTAGTATCTTCAAAAGCCATAAAATCAAATAATTCTAATGTATCAGGATCTAATATAAACATTATTCCTTTAATACGTATTTTTTGTAATCTACGTGATTTACGCTGTATATTTCTCAAATACAAAGTATCTTTCTCATCTGCTTTGAAAAATGGTTTAAATGCTAAGTCCTCAGATTTAGAGGTTGTATCAAAGCGCATACATTGTATTACAGGTTGTTCTTTAGAATGTAGTTTTCTATGTATTTCACAATCTATTGCTGATTGTTTTAAGATAAGAGAAATGTTTTTAATAATTCTAGATTTACGATATGAAACTTCATAAAGGTATTCATCAGAAGACATAAATGCTTGGACAGGTTCACCACCTTCATAACGTTTAAGAGACATATCATTTCTACGAATAGATACTATATTTGGACCTTCCGTTGAAGTTAATTGTTTTTCTGTAAATGTTGAAAGATATAATTGAACTTTAACTGTACGTTCAGGTATTTCTAATTTAGCATGTGAACAAATACGAATAGCACGACCAATAACTTGATCTATACGAGCAGGATTCCAATATGCTTCCATAATATAAACATTACGAACATCGGCAAGAGTAATACCTTCAGCACCAGCAGATGAAGCCATAAAAACACATAATTTATGAGGTTTAGATTTAACTTCTGCTTTCAAGGATTCAGGGAAAGTATCAGAATAATCTTGATTAAATATTTGCCTGTATAATTCACGTTCTTCTTCATTACCACCAATATACATAGCAAATGAAGGTTTACCTTCTTCCATTGAAGGATCTTCTATCCATTCACCTGCTTTTTTAACTAATTTATAATGTTGAAATCCATTAGCTTCTAAAACAGCACCAAAAATACCTAATCCTTCCAAGGTTTTATATTGTGAATAAATAAATTGATTTCTATATCCTACAACATTTGTTTTAATATCTCTGAGCATACGAGCCATTTTAGGTGAGAATTTATCTAAGACCTCTTCTACAAGATATTTTTCAGGAGATTTTTTCATAATTTCTAAGATTTTAGATTTCTCTTCTTTTTCAGGTTTAGAATCTAAAGTTTCTTCTGTTTCTTCAGGATCTAATTTAAATTTAAGTTCAGGTGGAATAGCATAATTACATACCATACGAGAAGTCATACGAAACGAACCAAAATCTGAATCTAAATCTGATTTCATCCTTTTTTGCTTTGCTTCTCTTTGTATTTCTTCCCATCTTGATTCCAAATAACGTAAGAATTGTTCATCAGTCATAGGAACTTTTACAAGAGTAGATTCTTCATCTAATCGTTTAGGTAATAATCTATCATCTGCACCTTTAAAATATGATACTAATCCTTGAATTCTTCTTCCAAACATCAAGGGATTTTTAACAGATAAACCATCAACAAATGTATTCATAAAATCTTCAAAATCTGTAGGTAAACATTCTAAATCTTCAACTACCATTTTTTCAGATTCAGCTAATTCCACTCCTGGAAACTTTTCTTCAAATTTAGTTTTCCACCCTGCTACCCAAACTTTTAAATCAGGTTCTTGAACAAATTCTTTGTTAAATTTTACTGCTAATCTATCACCTTTATCATTATAAGTACTTTCAAAATAAGGAGGATTTCTTGTTAATAAAAATGTTCTTTTTACTGAATTATATTCTATTGTATCAACATCTTTTAAAGATCTGAAATATGCAGTCATTAATGATTCATCCCAAGTCATTGCAGATTTTGTAGGTATACTTATTCTTGTTATAGGTCCTCTTAAAAGATTCATTAAAAAGGCAATTTCATTAGGTCTATTAATAACAGGTGTTCCTGATAAACATACTATTTTAGTATTTTTTGCTTTATAAATCATTTCATATAATTTCATTTTTATTAGACGTTGTGATACAACACTTCCAATTAAATTATGTGCTTCATCAATAATTACTACTGAATCATCAAACATATGTGGTTGATCAGGAGGTAATATTTTATCTACATTTGTTGATGATAACCCATTATAATTTATAAATGTAAATCTTGAATCTAATATATCATCAATTTGTTGTCTAATACCTTTTTGAAGTTCGCCAGACAAAGATTTAAAATTAGGTGCACGATCAGGAATAGTTACATAATACTTTCCATGAGAATCTAAAAATCCTTGCGTGATTCCCAATTTTTTAGCATCTTCTCTATCACCTTCATTTCTCAAAGGTCTTACTTCCCAATGCTGTTCAAATGCATAAATAGGATCACCACATTTACGAATTTCCCCTCTATAATTTTCTTGTAGTGATGCAGGTAATAATATAAATACCTTTTTATTAGTCATTAAAGATTCTGCTACTGCAATAGAAGAACAAGTTTTACCTGAACCTAAACCATGATATAATAATAAACCACGATAAGGAGTTTCAATTAATAAATAATCTCTTACAAGTTTTTGGTAAGAAAACAATTCTCTTGTATTTGAAGGACCACCTCTTTTTCGACAAAGATCTTCTTGGACATCCAAGGGGTCTTTATCTGTTTCACGATAATTGGATTTGATAAAGATTCTGGTAATAGAATCTGAAAAAGCTTTACGATTTGGAAGCACATATAATTTTGGTTCTGGTTGCTCCATTATTTTTGGCGAGGAATTGATAATGGAAGAAGTATTGCGCAAAAACCCTAAATTATGGATGATAGCATTTTACCTGTTTTTAGTAGCGGGATTTCTATATTTAAAACCTTCTATTGCATTTGGAGAAAAAGGTCGAGTTCGACCTTTCGGTGTTGCTAATAAAGAATCTACTATATTTCCTATTTGGTGGTGGATGTTTGCTTTTGCCGTTATTTCTTATCTTGGTGTTTCTCATTGTCTAGGACATAATTTCTAGATTTAAGTATAATATGGCTGACCCTTCATTACCCTCATTATTTCCGGTACAAGAGCAAGATCCTGATCTACCATCTATAGATCCAGTAGGAGTAGGTTCATCAGATACTTTATTAAAAGATGTTAAAGAAGGAAAAAAATTTAAAATATTACCAGGTCAGGCAAATATGGGTCTTTTACCTAAAAGTGATCCAACATATTTTATGTCTGCAAATAAAGATGGAGCATTTTTTTTTCATCATATTAAAAATGGTCAATTAGTTAATCCTCAAAAAGATATTCCACTTATACCAGGATATATGTTTTATGGTACACATCCATATGCAACCCTAAAAGTTGAAGAACTTTCTGATGAACCTCAAAGTATGCCTGGTGGAAAAAGAAGAAGAAAAACTAAAAAAGTTAAGAAATCTAAGAAATCTAAAAAAACTAAGAGACGTTATTAAGGTTTCTTTTCTTTTTCTAATTCTTTTGAATGTAATTCTGCAATTAATTTTTTCTTAAATTCAGTCATTTCATTTAAATCAGGATTACATACTTTCTTTTCTGCAAACATTATGATATATACAGTTGCAGGCATAATTCCTAAGAAAAATACTAACCACCATAATCCAAAAATATTTGCTATATCAGGTAAATAAGATTTAAAATATTCTATTACATGATTTTTTACAAATTCAAAATATCTACTAACTATATAAACTAATATAGAAATTGATGATAAAATTAATCCTGAAATAAATGGCCATTCAAAATTAGTCCATTTATTACATAGAAATCCTGATGAAAAATAGGTTATTCCAATACCAGCAGATAACATTATACCACCTACTGCTGCTGTTGATTTTGCAAAACTTATCCAATCCATTATAGTTTTGGTTTATAAATTTTTACTTCTTTTTCTAACCTTTCAATAAGTTTTTTACGCTCTTCATAATGAGGACGAGTAATATTCTTACACTCCTTTAATGTCTTCCATTCAACAGCAGATACTTCTCTGCGTTGCATAGAAGTTAATCTTTCAGTTAAGTCAAATTGTCTAGAACTTTTTAGTAAAGCTAGAAAATATGTATGTCTATACGTAACATCATTTGTTGCTATAAACGTCTCTGTTAAAGAAAAGTCTTTTACAATTTCATATGAACTTTCAGGAATGTTTGTTTCTTCATAAAATTCTCGAATACCACATTCAAGATCAGTTTCACCTTTAGATCTTCGTCCTTTTGGAAATCCCCATTCAGGATCTGTAAATATTGTTCTATTTTCATTAACTATTTTTTTTCTATCAAGTGAATTATATTTATTAAGTGAATCTTCATATTCTAATGATTTAGTATCTCGTCCAACACCCCATAATCGAGTCCATAATTTATCAAATGTTTCATTTGAAATTAAATCTTGTTCTTGTTTAGTCATATTTCTAATCAATTTACTTACATAAAGTAAATTCAAAGGTTCATATTTTCCTCGAATAAATTCCATATAAGTCATACTATCTTTACGCTTAACCATGACTACACTTAATTTATTAGGATCAGCGGGCAAAACTAAAGGTTCATATTGTCCACGTAAAAGAAGAATACCATAAGATGTAATAGGTTCTTTACAAGCTCTAAATACATGCCCGCCTTCGCCACAATTATTACAATACATTGTTTTACTCGACAGCATTCTGTTAAAGTTGTCCGTTTTTTACTTCGTGCTTTTTAACAAATGGGAGCAGGATCTTCAAAACCACCACCATTAGCAGCACCTAGTTTAGATATGTCTAAAGCGACGTTTACAGGTGATTATGTTGCTGATCTTGCTAACAAAGCTGCTGCATTAAAAAGAACAGCAGAATCTCAAATTTCTACTGCAACATCTTCTTCTAATACTTTTAGAATACTTAGTATATTTATTGGCGTTATTGCCGTTATTTTTGCTGGTATTCTTATATGGGATTTTGCTACACCTAATAATTGGACTAAAGTATTAACTAGTGGAAAAATATTTTCTACAGGTGAAGCGCCACCTCCTCCTCCCCCACCATCTTCTACATCATCTCCAGGTCCAGTATCACCTACTCCATTAGGAAGTGCTCTTCCTCCACCAACAAATCCAACTTTATTATCAAGATTTTCTAGTTATTTTATGGATACATCGTCATCAGGGGATTTTTTACCTAATGGTAGAACTGCACAAACAAGTTCATCTATACAAGGTAATAAAGCTCCTTTATCATCACAACAAGATGGAGCTTATTCTATGCAATGGTGGATGTTCGTAAAAGATTGGAATTATGGTTACGGAAAACAAAAAAGTATTGTAAAACGTCCTGATCCTACAAATCCTTCTATTCAAAATCCTCATATTTCATTACATCCTACTGATAATTCTATGCAAATTAGTGTTTCTGTTTTCCCTTCATCTGAAGGTGGATCATCTAAAACTGAACCTGCTCCTGCAGGAAATTCAGGATCCACTGATGATGTTTATATTTGTGATGTTCCTGATATTCCTCTTCAATCTTGGTTTTCTGTTTCAGTAAGTGTATTTGGTCGTAATTTAGATGTTTATATTAATGGTAATTTAGTTAAGTCTTGTTTCTTATCTGGTGTTCCTAAACCTGCTAGTGGCGATATTAATTTAACTCCAGATGGTGGATTTTCAGGAAGAATATGTAATTTCTATCATTTCTCAAGAATGTTGACTCCTAATGATGCTATGTCTTTTTATAATAAAGGAACTTCATGCAAAAATGATTCTGGAACAGAAAATACTTCTTCTGCTACAGGATATTCAGTTAAATTTGGTGTTTATGATGCTTTAGGTAAAGAAGTTCAAGAATATACTTTCTAAGTATAGAACTTTTCAATTTCTAATTTAATTTCATTAATTAAACTTTCATTTAATTTACCTATAAGCATTAACATAATAGGTTTATCACCTCCAGATTTATCAGTATAAGAAATAAATGATTTACCACTAGTAAATGATATGTATTCGTTTGGTATTTCATGATTAATAAAATACAATTTGTAAAACGCTACAAATTTTTCTACAACATTAGAAAGATTTGTATCTTCTCCATCATACAAATCTTGATATTCAAATGCTAGAATTTCAAATGTCTCCATAACATTATTATTATTCTCAAATATTAAAATTCGTTTTTATTATTTATTTAGATGGTGATTATATTCACTTTCTACACGATTACGAATATCTATAAAAACATTATCTACAAATTCTTTTAATTCACTCATTTTACTCTGAAATAAAAAATATACTTAAATTCCATTTTTAACTTTCGTTGATTCAAGAATATACTTTTTAAGTTCGAAGACGAGTTGGTGTAGTTCTACGATCACGAGAACCATCTTTGTTTACAAATTGAGGACTGCTATAACGCTTATCAATAGTTCCAGAATTTGTAGTTGGCATTTTTAGACTAGTAGTGCCTCGTTTACTACTGCTATTAGTTGGACTGCTCTTTGACGGCATGGTAATCTATACCAGATTACTCAGTAGTGATTCCGTTTTTAATATAACTTTTCAATTTCTGTTTTAATTTCATTAATCAAAGTTTCATTTAATTTACCTACAAGCATTAACATAATAGGTTTATCACCTCCACTTTTATCACTATAAGAAATAAACATTATACCACCATTAAATGATATAGATTCTCGTGGTATTTCATAATTGATAAAATAACGTTTGTAAAATTTTACAAATTCCTCTAAAACGTTATTACTATCTGTAATTTCTCCATCATACAATTCACTCTCTTCTAATGCAAGAATTTCAAATGTCTCCATAATATTAATATTATTCGAGTATTGAAATCCGTTTTTAATATTTATTTAGTTAATAATAATGGAAACATCTTTTGGAATTGTTTTAGTTACAATAGTTGTTATAGCAATTATTTATTATGTTGTTAAAAACTTACCTATGAATTCTGTAAATATTCAACCTCATATTGAAGATGGACGAAAAACATTTACTAGTAAAACTTCTCTACCTAAATCTTTTAATGAAAAAGAAGGATTATCATTATCGTTTACTTGTTGGGTAAAAATAGATGATTTTGCTTATAGATATGGTGAACAAAGAGTTATATTTACTAAAGGACCTACTGATTTATCTTCTATGTGTCCTGCTTTATTAATTGATGGTAATACCAATTCTTTATTAGTTAAAATTGATACTTTTGGTGCGACTGAAATTATTCCTATTTCTAATATTCCTGCAAAGAAATGGTTACATGTAGGTATTGTAATTGATCAAGATAATGTAGAAGTTTATATTAATGGTTTAATTCATACTTATCGTACATTAGTTCAAGTTCCTCGTCAAAATGATGATACAGTTCATACTGGTATTGCTGGTGGATTTGATGGTAAAGTTGCTTCTATTGAATATTATCCTCGTGTTCTAAGCGCTTCTGATATTAAATTAGCAATGACTAAAACACCTTCTCCTGATCCTTCAGAAAAAGGTATTGGTCCTACTCCTCCTTATTTTGATATTACATGGTGGTCTAAGAATTCTTCATAGCTGATATAGATGCTTTTGCTAATGTAGCTTGTGATGCACCTGCTTGTGCTTGACTTTTCATATCAGCAACTTCTTTTCTTAAATTATCTACTTGCGTTTTCATTGTTTCAACGTCATTTTCTAAACTACTTAATGTTGGTGGTGGATTAGTAAGATATTCTTTTACTATATTATGTTTGTTTGATATTGCAAATGCTATCAAACAAAATAGTAAAAATAATATTATTTGTTTTCCCTTAAACATCTTTACTTATTATAAGTATAAAATGAGTTCTCAAGGTGCAAATACTACAGATGTTGTTGGTTATCCTTTTAATAATTTATCTTTGCGTGATTCTTCTGATTATACTCGATTAAAAAAAGAAAGACTTGTTTATGCTGATCCTAAACATCAAAATACCACTGATTCAAATAATCCAAGTGATAAAACGGGATTAGCATATGAAAAATATGGAAGTGAATTTAGATTAACTTTCTTAAATGGAAGATTTAAATGTATAAATTGTCCTGCTAATAATTTTAGTGGCGATGGTGTAAGAAGTGGCCCTTAATATTTAGGAAATATCTTTTTCTCTTTTAAGAATTTCTCTGTATACTTTGAAAGTATTTCTAATAAATCTGATTTTAATTCATCAAGTAAATTTAGAATTCTAGATTTATTTGTTGTTAATTTTTCAATTCTTACTAAGCTATCGATTTTTTCAAATATAGATTTTTCCTTTTTAATATAATCAGGTAAAGATATATTTGATAATCTTCCTTTAAATTGGTCAAATTCAAATTCTAATTTTGAGTAAGGTAAATTATTTTCATATTCAAATAAATCTTCAATTGTTCCTATATCACCATATACTATATATAATCTGCCTAAATCTCCATTAAATAAAGGTGATAGTATTTCTAATATATCTGTATTATCTTTATATTTTGCTAATGAAAATAATCGTTTAGCCATTTTATAATACTTTTTTTCTGAATGTAAAACATAAATATTTTCTAAAATAGATTTTTCAAAATCTTTTATTCCAGGATTTAATGTTTCTCCGTTTATATTAAATTCATATATCATAGAAAAATCTGTAAATCTATTATTTTGAACCCATGACATTACATCTATTTTTGTTATTGTAGGTGTTTGAAATGCTTCTTCTAAAGTAAATTTACGTCCATCTTTTAAAGTTTTATATCCTTTTAAAACTTCCCATGCTTTCCATCTAATAATATTTGGTCTAAAATCTTGTTCTAATAATAATAAATCTAATTCCGATGGATTCTTAATAAATCTTTTTTTTCCTTCTTCATATTCCTTTCTTGAAATAATTTTTAATTTATAAATTTCTTCTAATTTATCTAAAGACTTTTCTTGATTGTATGGTCTTTGCATTACTCGCCATTCTTCAACTGATCCTGATTTAATATCACCAATATAAGTTAGAGGAAATTTTTGAACTGATCTTATTATTGATTTAAATTTATTAACTAATCTTTTTATAATTAAAGTTTTAGTTCCTTTAAAAGAAACTTTTTCATATGCATCATAATCACCCGCATATACTTGTGAACGCAAAGACATACTTCCAACTACATTCACTGCTTTTCCATCTGTAAAAGACATAGCCTTTAATAGTTCTACAGCATCATTTGGATATCCTTCAGGATATGATTTTTTTAATGTTAATGAACTCATTGTTATCTTTCATAGAAAATGAAATTGATTAAATTAATTTTCTAAAGAAAAACAAGGATGCCCAAAAGACCTGTTCGAGGAAGTGGTAAAAGTAGAGCTTGTTCAGGTGACTTAGGTGATAGTGCACCCCCACCTAAAAAAAATAATACTAAAGATGGAACTTTATGGGTTGATGATGATACTTTAAATTATTCTCCAAAAGTTGAACCTATAATTCTAGTTCTAAATAAAGATGATTCAGATTATGAAGATAGTGATGAAGAAGAAGATAGTGATTATGTTCCTCCTTCTGATTCTTCTTCAGAAGGAGATATTCAAATTCTAATTAAGAAAAAAACTTTAAAACCAAATGAACAAGTAAATTTATTTAATCAAAAAACAACAAGAAAGTCTAAACGTAAAGATTCATTTGAATTACCTAAAGGTTTATCTAGATCAGAAGAAGATTATCTTCGAAAACAAAATCGTCCTCAAAGAAATGAATTACTTGAACTAATTAAAAAAATTAATTCAATTGATTTAGAAGAAGGTGAAGTTCCTAATAAATTCAGAGTTTTGAAAATGCCTATTCCTGATTATACTAAATCTATAATTATTAAAAAACTTAATAGTCTTGCTGAAATGACTGATAATGGTGAATCATATAAATTAAAATCATGGATGGATGCCTTCTTTCGTATTCCATTTGGAACTTATATCCCTCTTCCTGTTTCTATTATGGATGGACAAGAAAAGTGTACTGAATTTATGGTGAAAGCAAGAACTGAAATGGATAAAACTATTTATGGTATGAATCCTGCTAAAATTCAAATCATGCAAATTATTGCTCAACTTATTGTAAACCCTTCTTCTGTTGGTAATGTTATTGCTTTAGCTGGTCCTCCTGGTGTTGGTAAAACTTCTTTTGCAAAAAATGCAATTGCTCAAGTATTAAAACGTCCATTTGAATTCTTCTCTCTTGGTGGTGCTTCAGATATTTCTAGTTTTGTAGGTCATTCATATACTTATGAAGGTTCTATTTGGGGTCGTATTGCTGATGCTCTAATGCGCACTAAAGTTATGAATCCTGTTATATATTTTGATGAACTTGATAAAGTTTCAGGTACTCCTCATGGTGAAGAAATTATTAGTATGATGATTCATATGACTGATAGAACACAAAATTCTCAATTTCATGATAGATATTTCTCTGGAATAGATTTTGATTTATCTCAATGCATATTTGTATTCTCATTTAATGATATTGAAAAAGTTCATCCTATTCTAAAAGATCGTATGACTGTAATTAATTGCAGTGGATATTCTGAAGCAGATAAAAAAGTTATTTTGAAAGATTATATTTGGAATCAACTTCTTAAAACATTATTGTTTGATTCAGAACAACTTACTTTGAAAGATGATGCAATAAGTTATTTAATTTCTGAATATTCTAAAGATGAAAAAGGTGTTCGAACTTTAATTAGAACTGTTGAAACTATGATGACTCGTCTTAATATGCTAAGAATTGCTAAACATCCTAGCATGAAAGATTATAAATTCTATATGGAATTTGAACTTCCTATGGTAATTACTGAATCTGTAGTTAAAAAGTTATTGATAGATCTTGATAAGAAGAATATTGAATCATGGAGAACAATGTATACTTAGACAGGTATAGACTCCTTTATTGCGGCTCTTCTCCTCTCAGAAAATCCAGGATTCTTTTCCCAATGTTTTTTCATCTTTTTACGATAGTAAAGTATCTTATAGGGACTTACATTTTTCCGCCTAAGCAGCTCAGCTCCCCTTCCGAAGAAGAAGAATAACTCTGAAAGTACATTATGCATAAGGTGTGGTATGGTTATCTGCATCTTATTGTTAAACCTATAAGTATTATTTTTAATTGGTTATATAATCCGTTTTTAATAAATCTCTGTAAGTACGAGAATATTATCTTCCGTCATACGAAGTGGATGTCCATCAAACAAGGGTTCAGCCCAAACCAACCACTCTGCTTTAGGGACTTTATTTCTATTTAGAATTTCTACTAGTTTATGAACTCGTTCTTGTACATCTTCAATTTCCATTAGTGGAGGCAATTCTCTCCCAAGAATTTCACTTAGTGATTCTTGTGATTTAACACCATCCATATATCCTGCTAGAATATTTGCTAGTCTTGATAAATTTCCTTGTGCACACATACCAATATTATCTTGCAATTCTGATTTTAGAATACGACACAAATCTTTTTTATGTTCTGATTTTACAATGAATTGCCATACACAATCTAAGACTCGCCCATAAATACCTTTTCCCATTTCGTAAATTTCAGAATCAACACAATACATTGCAGACATTTGCCATGCTGCTTTAGGAGTAAGTTTACATTCTAAAATAATTTCACCTGGAGTTTTTGAACATTCAGTAATATTCCATTTATATTCTGCAGGAACTGGAACTTCCAAAACTTTTTCAATAATTTCCTTAACTTTCTTTACTGCTTCAGTTGTATGAACATTTTGAGGATCAGCAGCAAATTGCGCTAGTTCTCGATTAGGCGCTGCAGCAACCTGACCACCTACAGGAGCAATAATATTATTGTTTAATAGATTTATATTATTAACAATTTGGTTAATTCGATTATCTATTGCACGTCGTTCTTCTTGTTGTTGCAAGCGTCTAGCAAAGAATAAATCATTTCGTTGTTGTTGCTCTCGTTGACGTCTTTCTCTAGCTGGATCGTCAGGATTTACTCCAGTAACTCGGACTTGCTCTCGTTGTGTACGATTTAAATCAGTTCCTTGACGCATATGTGTTGCAAGCATAGTAGTTCTCTGAATTCGATAATCTTCAGTTAGAACACGACGTTCTTCTCCTTGAAGAACACGCCATTGCTCCTGATAATTTGCATCAAATTCTCGTAACTCTTTATGCTGAACACGTGAAAGTTCATCACGAGCTGCGGTATGAGGACCTTTCCTATGAATTACAGCTTGATGTGTTTTACAAATATCTGTCTGATTTTCTGGAGTTAACTTGCGTCCACATACACCACCCTTTGCATTGATTGCTCTACACTCCGGCATCTTGATTTTCAATTATTAATTGAAAATGATTCCGTTTCTGCTGAACAATAGAAAACGGATTTCTTGGTTTCAACAAAGAAAAGGTTAGAGGCGGTGTTGGATTGTCTCTTGGACGTATCATTACAATGGTAGTTGAACTCTCAAACTAGGGAAGGGTACCAGGCGAAAGCCACAGTGGAGGGAGAATTACAGAAATTGGTGGGGTGCGACAGAAAGATGCGACGGCGGGGCGTTTTTCACTTGGGATAAATGGTCCCCCAAACCATGAAAAACGGATTCTTTGATTCCAATAAAACAAATGGTAGGAACCTCCTAGCAGGGACCTAGGACGACATTATTACGGACCCCAGCTGTTTGACGACAAGGGTTTTGGGCGATGTC